GGCTTGCAGCATAATAGACTGTTGGACGCTTTAGCTGGCTCCCAAGCACGATTTGCTCACTGCTGCTGACGGTGTTGATGGATGGGTATTTTGCATACAGGCATCCATCAAGTGTGTCGCTATTGCTCCCTGCACAGTATGCTTCCAGCTTCATTACGGGCTGTGAGTTTACCGTGCCACCGGGTAGTAGGAAAACAAGCGGTCTGTCTTTTGTGCCGTGTACATGGTACGGACTGTTTGCCCGGATGTACTCGCGGCTGTCGGCTGGCAGTGCTTCATGTGCAGGGATAGGCCAACTCGCAAGCTTGAAACGAATAAGGCGCAGGAAGTCTGCAGGAAGTGACAAGGTTGCCTTGAGGGGTGCGCTGCTTGAAATTGAGAGCGAACCAGTAAGGGCATTTGCAACGTCTGACAGCAAGGGCAGCGGTGCGGCACGCAATACGGCTGTTGCGGCATCAATAATCTTGCTCTCTATGAGTTCATCTATTGAGAGTGTATCAATGTCGCCCAAGTCCGCAAGCGGACTGCTGTTCATGTTCTGGTCAAGAACAATGCGGATTTCTTCAACTATGCTTGCTACGCTGCACGTCATGCCCAAACAAATTTAATACCGTTGGCCTCACCTGATGCTTCAATCTGTGCACGGCTGCGGAGTTTCGTGCGGCTGATGCCGAACTTCTCTACGAGATAGTCCTTTGCATCGTCATTGCAGCTCATCTTCACTTCCTTTAGCGTCTTGGTGGTTGTCTCTGTCGTTGCAGTGCCTTCGGTGTTTCCCGAAGGTTGGTTTGTGGGCTGGGGCTTTGCAGCTGCCTTCTTTTCGCTTGCATTGGCGGTTGTGTCAAGCGTGAAAAGCCTTCCGTACTTGGGGTGCTTCTCCAGTCCGGCCTGAATCTTTTCATTGTTGGTGTAGTAAACACTGCCGCCGCCTGTAATGGGATTAAAGCTGATGTGCGTCGTGCCTCCAGTGGGGAGCACTACACTGAGGCTTACACAGCTCTTTGACTTATATTTCTTCAACATGATTGTATTGCGTTTTTGGTTGTTTTGTTGTTCCTTGCGATTCTCTGCAAGGTTATCTATAAGCAAGAGGGGCGGGCGTTTGGTCACGTCCGCCCCTCGGTTCCGTATGTGGTGACTTAGCCACCAGTATTAACTACGCCTTGGTGTAGGTCTTAGATGCAACATCGCTGTCGGTCATACCGTTCTTAGTGGCAATGGCCTTGATGGTGGTCGTTGCTGACAGCGTAATCTTGGTGCTTGGGTTGTAAGCAGTAGATGCGCTGGTAGGCGTGCTGCCGTCGGTTGTGTAGTAGATGGAAGCACCGTTGGTATCACATGCAAGCTCTACCACCTGGTCAGCGGATGCGTCAGCCCATGAAGCAGGGGAGAATGAGGGAGTAGCCACCTTCTGCTGAGTTTCCTCTTGCTGAGTTTCCTCTGATGGGGTTGCGCTTGCGGCGGTAGCGAGGCGCATTCTTGCGTGAGCCTTGGCATAGCGCAGGTACAAGCAAACAACCTCCTGAATAACTACGGCGTTGGTGTTGCGGATGCCTGCCTTCTTCAAGTCGAGAATGTTGCGGCTCCAGCTTACGTGTGTCTTCTTCGTCAGGTATTCGGGGTCCATTGCGAAACCGCAGTCACTCATGCCGTTCAGGTCGAACAGTTCGTGATGGATGGTAAGGATTTCTCCGAAGTCTGTCTCCCAGCTCTTGAACTTCAAATTCCATACCTCTACGGTGTCCTTCAGACGGAACTTCTCGCTCTTAATCTTGGAGAACGCTGCAAGCATATCGCTACCGCAAAGAAGAATCTTGCGCTTGTTGCCGATGCCAGTGCCGACGAAGAGGTCTTTGCTGATGTCAACGAGTTCCTCATCATCAATAACAGCGCACTGCTTCTCGGAATCCCAATGGCCTACTTCGATGTCCTTTCCAGCCATCCACCAAATACCGCCAGTAAACCAAGTATTCATGCCGTCCTTGGTGGTGTGGCGAATCACGTTCTTAACACCCCAAATGAAGGTATTCTCCTGAGCAAGACGCATGTCGTAGATACCATCCTCTTCAATATCGCTGAAACTCCAGTCAACTTCCTTGGCGGCAATCTTGTCAAATGTGGACTGCTCAACCTGAATCATGAAGTTCTGACAATACTGAATCTCGGGCATCGGGATATTGTTGAAGCGGCCTGTCTGTACGTCAAGCTCACCGCAAGCCTTACCCATGCGCACAAGAGTAGTGCCGGAAGGAATGGCAGGAACAAAGATTGTCTGACCGTCGGATGCCTTGTTACCGTTTACTGCATAGACAACGGGCATTGATGTACTGTCGTTTCTGCCGCATACACAAAGAACAAGGTCGGGAGTGTTCTCATCGTCGGGGTCGTAGGCTACGCCTTTGTCGTTATACTTACCCTTAACGCCGACAACGCGGATGGTATCATCCAGCGTGAACATATTGGCATCATCGACCTTTAATTCAACACTTGCGCCGCTTACCTGTGCCTCTATGTCATCTGTGGTGGTGCAGCTGATGGGGCGTGTGCCTACGCTGTAGTACTTAACCTCAAACGAATCACAGGACTGTGCCTTTGCATAACGCGAAATCTGGTCAACAGGCGTAGCCATCGGGCGAATCTTGATGATACGCTTGTCAATGTCCTTGGTGTAGAACTCGGGGTCACCGTCTGCGCGACCACCTGTCTCTGTGGCTATGCCGGAGGGGTCACCACCGTTGCCACCATCACCAGCAGCAGTTTTACCTGCATCGGGTAGGTTAGAGGCTTCGGCCATCATAACACCCGAATGTGCGCCGCTAATCAGCGCAATGAATGTGAGTAGTAAACTCAACATCCAATTAGAAGCTTTAGAAACTTTCTTCATTGTTGTTAATGTTTTGATTGTTAATAAATTAAGTTATTTTTTTTACTCTGTTTATGCTGTCGTTCCTCGCGTTTCCACAAGGGGTTAAGACTCTCTCCTGCGCTTCTCGTTGCCACGTTCCCAAATGTTCTTTGTGGCATCGTCGTAGTTGTCGAGTGCGCCAAGGCTGGGACGTTGCTTTGCGGGCTTTGCAGAACCGTTAGCACCTCCAAGCGGAGCCGTACCGTCACCGTTCTTTGGCTTGCGCAGCTTCTCTTCTACCTTCGTATTCTTGCCCTGCACTACGCCTTCCTGATTGGCGTTTTCTACGTCTGCATCGTGATTGATGGCCTTCAAAGCCATTTCGATGCTTTCAGGAGTGAACTTGCCAATGATACCGTTTCTTACGATGTCAAGGAGGAATCCCATTGCGGCATCCAGCTGTTCATCGCTCATACCCTTCTCTTGTTGCATCTGCTCCAAGGTGGTAAGGCTTTCTTTGAGATTCTGCTGGTAAATCTCTTCCAGCTCTTTCTCTTTGGCGACTCGCTCAACGTACTCTTTGTTGGCCTCAGCAATCTTCTCCTGCTTCTCGGGGTCGTCGATGGCATCCTTTATTTCGATGCCGTGTCTGCGAACCAAAGCGACTTCCGGGTCTTCGCCATTGCGCCAGTCGTTGACGAACTGAGCACTACGCGGGTCACTTGTGAACATGTCTGAGAAGATTTTCTCGCGCTCCTTATACCCTGCTAAATTTTTGTCGGATTCGTCGAAATCGTCGGAAATTTGACCGAAAATCGCCTCATCGTCAGAAAATTCTTTGTCCGGGTATCGGCTTTGCAAGCGTTCGAGCATTAAGTCGCGCTTGCTCTTAACTTGTTTGTTCTCAACTTCTGCCATAATTATTGCTCGTTTTTTGAATAATTATCGTCACAAATATAAGGCGTTATTACAGAATACGACTTTTATCTTTTAGTTTACGTTTCGTAAATTTGCACTCGGAAACTAAAACAATTACACCTTGAAACCACACGGCAGCGACTCTATTTTCAAGCAAGAGCGCAACAGCGACCTTATGAGGGCGTATCACGAATTGGTTACGGCCAAGGGGTTTGTGTGCGTATCGGAGATTTACAATGAAGTTGTTAATATGCCGTCTGCAAGGTTTTGGGTTAGTGAAGAGCGTGCTTCGATTGTTATTTCTGCAATGATGAGGGGGGATAAGCTTACAGGAATGAGGCAAACTAAACGTGAAATGTTTGAGGAAATTTACAGACGAGCAATGTCTATCAAAAAATCACACCCACGAATGAGCGTTTTTGAAATAGCGTGTATTGTAGTCCACCAACCTGCTCCAAAGTTCTATATCACGCCTGGCTCTGCTTCAGTGTATATTATAAACTCAAAAAAGAAATGGTACGAGGAAAGAAAGCGAAAACTGCGGCACTTGTTCATGTAGCTGTCTGCATCGTCGTGTCTGCCATAGTACCGTATGCTTTGCCACATGGACTATATGCAGTCGGCATCTGCAAGGATTGTTCCGTCCTTGCACGGCTTGCCTATTCCTTCTTCCATGTCTCGCTCATGCACGCGCTTGTCAATGGCTGGTGCCTGCTTTCAATCGTGTTTGTCTATGATGTTACGCTTTACTCTCTCGCCATTGCATATATTACAGCCGTCACTTTTCCGATTGACACACTTTCGGACATAATGCCATGCGCTTTGCCGCAGGGTATTCCTACCGTCGGACTATCTGCTGTCTGCTTCTCACTCCTTGGGCAGATAGCATTTCAAGTTAAGCGCAAACTATACTACCAAGTGTGGGTACTGTCATTTGTCGCCATCGGCTTCATACTGCCGTCACTCTGCTCTGTCTGTGGCTATACCATAGCTGCACCAAATAATATCCTTCATCTTTACTGCTACGTTGTCGGGCTGTTGGTCGGCTTCCTTAATTCTCCTGCCCATGAAAAGAAGTAGTGTGCTTGACAAAACTGCTGTTGGGGTGAAAGCCATCATTGCGGAGAATGCCCGTCGTAACGCAGAGATACGAGCCAAGTTCAACCCAATAACTGGTGAAGGCTCTATTGGTGAAAGGAAGAAAATCGAGATTTCTGATTTCCCCATACCTGTACAGTATATCCCAACACGGATGATGCAGGTGCCGCTTGTCAGGCAGCTTGTTGAGGCTGGTTCCATCGAAGCATTCTTCCATGAGCTTACAGATGGCCAGTCTGAATATACCAACGAGGAAAAGCAGAAAATCATTGAGCAGTATGTTCGCATACGATGCCGCTACGACTTTGCATTTTGGGCGGCTCTCTATGTGTTCATCAAGCAAAAGGGCGGCGGCGAAGATATTCATTTCCGGCTCAACCGTCCACAGCGCAAGTTAATCGCACGCTTGGAAAAAAAGAGGCTTGCCGGAAAACCGATACGCCTCATACTTCTTAAAGCGCGTCAGTGGGGCGGCTCTACGGCCATACAGATTTACATGGCATGGCTCCAGCTCATTCATAAGGTCGGACTTAACAGCCTCATCGTTGGACACGTCAAGGATGCTTCCAACGAGGTTAAGGACATGTTTGACCGCATGATTAAGGAGTACCCCATCAGTATGCTCTACAAGCTTGGCGAAGCCTATAACGAGAAGGAGCCTAAGATGGTCGGTGTAGGTAATAGCGGAAACATACACCGAATACCTCAACGCAACTGTAAGATAAAGATTGGTACTGCAGAAAAGCCAAACTCCGCTCGTGGTGGTGACTATAACCTTGTTCACTGTACGGAGGTGGGGCTTTGGCAGAAGACGGACGGCAAGACACCAGAGGACATCATTCGCTCTGCTTGTTCGGGTATTCTCCTGAAACCATACACTATGATAGTGTATGAATCCACCGCAAACGGCACAGGCAACTTCTTCCATCGTGAATACCTTGCAGCCAAGAAGGGAGAAAGCCAGTTTGAAGCCATGTTTGTTGCATGGTTTGAGATTGAACAGTATGCAGCAGAAATTGACGATATCGAAAAGTTTGCCACTTGGCTCTATAATAATCGCAACAATGACGTTGCGGCATCTGACCGCGAACAGCCGGGTACATACCTTTGGAGCCTGTGGCAGCAGGGCGCAACACTTGAAGCTATCAACTGGTACATTCAGGAGCGTTCCAAGTATTCCTGTCACGCTGATATGGCTTCCGAATATCCCTCCAACGATATTGAGGCGTTCGCATTCTCAGGCCGTCGCGTATTCGCCAATGAAGATGTCGAGCAGTTCAGAGCTGCATGTCGGCCTCCAAAATGGAAGGGCGAAATCTACGGACGCGCAGACGAAGGGGAAGAGGCTTTGGATAACCTGCGATTCAGGAAGGAAGAGAACGGACAGCTATTCATGTGGCAAGATGTCGAGAAGGACGATGAAGAGGAAGTGCTTGACCGCTACCTCGTCGTTGTCGATGTGGGCAAGGGACACACCAAGAGGGCTGACTTCGCGGATATTCTTGTCATTGACCGCCTGTATATGATGGATGGCGAACCGCCTTCCGTTGTGGCTGAATGGCACGGACACATTGACATGGATAAACTGGCATGGAAGGCTGCGCAGGTTGCAGCATACTATAACAATGCGCTGCTTGTCATTGAGAGCAACACGCTTGAAACAAACAACACAAAGGGCGAAGCTGAATATATCCTTACGCTCATCCATGATGTGTATGGTGACCAACTCTATGCACGCAAGCAGAGCGCGGAGGATATGCAGCAGAAGATACCTAAGAAATATGGCTTCCACACAAACACGCTCACGAAGCCTGTTATCATCCACAACCTGAAAGCGGTTGTCCGTGAACATCTGTATGTCGAGCGTGAAGAGGAATGTCTTAACGAATACCTCACATATACAGAGACCGAGAAGGGAGGCTTTGAGGCGATGGAGGGTTACCACGATGACCGCCTTATGACTCGCGCCATCGGGTTCCAAATATGTTTCCATGAAATGGACTTGCCTCGTATTGTCAAGAGGCCAAAGAACACCATAAAAAGAAGACGTAAAAAAACGGCAACCACCGCAACAATATAAAATCATTAGTGTGCCATGCGGTTCTGCCGCATGGATAGTATTAACCAAATAATTTCAAGTATTATGTACACAGTATTCAGTAAATTTTTCGATTATCTCCGTTATCGTTCGGCTGTCAAAAAGGCCGACAAGGCACACAAAAAAACTGGAGAGCGTTACTATGTCATGCCTTCAACTGGCTATGACCGCAAGCTTATCATCATGGATAGGTACAACTTCCGGAAACTGAAACAGAAGGGCTATATCAACCGCAACGCCAATCAGCGTGACCTTCTTCGGGAGTGCTTCTATTGTACGCCATACGTCAATGGCAATGGCTATCTTGACTCGCGTGGACGCAGGATGAAGATTGCTCTGTACTTCTCATGGTGCAAAGCCCAACGTGTATTAAAGAAGGCAAACAAGAATGAAAAACGAAAGTAGTGTGCCATGCGGTTCTGCCGCATGGGAAAGGCAAGGCTTGGAGGGCATTGCCACTCTCACGAAAGACCCTCTCGCCACCTATTCGCTTCATGGTGGCCGTCCAACCAAAAAGGGCAGTCGAAAATGACTGCCCTTTTCTGTGCCTTGCTCTGCAAGCTTGTCAAGCTGCTTGGCGCATAGCTCCATAAAGCTGCTGCACGGCCTTTTGGTTTGCGCCTTGTGCCACTTGCTGCTGCAACTGAGGCGACAAGCCTTCTGGTACCTTTCCTTGCTCCAGCTGTTCTTGCTGGCTCTGTATGCTTTGGAGCAACTGGTCTGCAAATGGGAAGTTGCCGTTTTCCAAAAGCTGCTGCAAGGAAATCTGTCCGGCACTCCATATCTGCATAAGGAAATCATTGGCAAGCTCCCTGTATGCTGGTGATGTCGTGCTTTCTGTGATGCTCAGGTCAAACTCAATGTCCCTAATCTTCTTCGGGTCATATTCAATCTGTGCGCCAGTCTTTCCGGCAATGTTAAACACGCGCTTTGTGTCATAGAATTGCTGCATGTTCTTGACATCCTTGTATGCAGCATCCACAACGAACATGGAGAAGCTATCCAGCAGGTCGAGTAACGAAGTGGTGGCGTTCTGCTGTTGCTGTGAATACAACGTGCCGCTTGTGCCGCTTGTGGGCGTTCTGCCCTGCAATGCGCCATGTACGCCGCTGATGTCCTCAAAGAACTTCAATTGAATCTGCAACAGCTCATTGATGCCGATGTTCGTTGAATTATTGGCAATCTGCTGGGGAATTTGGCCGCTCTTGCTTGGATGGTAAAGGATTACACCATTGAACCGCGTCCATTCGTCAGCAACCTCTTCGATGCTGTAGCCCTTGAAACAATCTTCGGGAGCAATCATTACGCCTTTGGCACTGGCCTTCATAATCCAGTAGTGGAGCGTTATGAGTTGGTTCACATATCGCTGCTGGTCTATTACGTCGGCTACAAAGCTGTGTATCTCTCCGTCGATGAATGGGTATGCCTTGAACACATACGGATGGCTCTTGTGCTCGTAGGGGCTTTCTCCTTCGTCCAAGATGTCGCCAAACGGAGTAAGGTAGTAGTAATACCAGTAATCATCCATGAACCACTCGGCCTTGATGGTAGGAATGTCCTCAACGGCCATACCTGCAGCTATGCCTCGCTTCAAGCGGCTGGCATTAACATCGGCTACCATTGTGCCGTAATCCTCAACGTCTATCTTATACACGTCGCCATTGTTATAGTCGTGGCAGCGGTATCTCGGCTTGCTCTCCTTTCTCCATACCTCAATAACCCTGCATCGTGTCGGGTCTGTGGTAAAAAGGAAGTCGTAATTTTGCAGACGGCTATAGCCGAAGCGTTCACACTGAGTAATCAGTGCGCCGCGATTCCTTGCGGTTGCATAGATGGCACTCAGGCGTGCGTAATCTTCCGGGCTATGCGCAAACTGCTGGCAAAGCTGCTCAAAGCTGATGTCGTGTACCTCGCCCAAGCAGGAACAGTCCCAACCTCGGAAATCGCGCATATTGTTGTCGATGAAGAAATTGTTTGGCTGCACATAGTCCGTCCAGCAATCCAACTTCTCATTTCTCCAGCCGTACCACTTACGATGCACGACGAAGCCACTGATAAGATATTCCTCCATCGTCCTGGCATACACCTCACTCATCCTGTTCATCTGCATATTGCATTGAAGGATGGTGCTCATGGTTTCGCCAAGCTTCTGCTCGTCTCTGTCTCTCGCCGTGCATATCGGCTCCTTGGACTGACTGCGGTACACGCCAAGCACATTCTTCACCAATCGCCTTACAAGGTTGTTTTTTAGGGGTGGTGTGCCTGTACTCTTGATGTATTCTTCTTCGGTCATGTCGCCATCATCTGTGTGGATGATGTCGCCCCACTGGTCGCCGTAGGTATAGCGTTTGTTGCGCTCACGCTCTATGCGGAACTTCGACATATTGTCCCAAAACTGCTGCGCCTCCATAAGCACATGAAAGGCACGACGGTTTCCGAACTTCTTTGCCTCCTTCACCGTGTCCATCTCCAAGACAGGGCGAACCTTCTTCATGGAAAACAATTTTTCTTCTGCCATATTCTTATGTCATTAAATGTGTCATTATAGTGTCATTATAGCTACTTTATCTCATGCAGTTGGTCTATAAGCTCGCGCATTGTTGCGTACATGTCGGCTTCAATCTCCTTGCGCTCTGCATCGTCGGACGCTTCCTGAATTTCCTCGCGGTAATCATCGATATCGGATTTGTATTCATCAAACAGCTCATATCTCATATACTCAGGGGAGTTATACAGGAAATCGTACTTTTCAGCCATTCCAAGAATACCTTCATCTGCTGCGCTTTCGTACTTGTTCAACAGTCGCTTTGTATCTTCATACTCCTTCTTGTATTTGAAGTATTCGTTTTGGAGCTTCCTGTTTGCCGTGCGCTCGTCGCCGCTTTTCACGATGCGGTTTGCCAGTAGCATGTTGCGCCAGTCAAAATCACGGTTGCCTAATGCGGTCTCACCCATCTTCTTCAACTTTTCAGCTGTGTTCATGTAACCGCCAAACACACCGTTTAGCATGTATTCAATCTTGGCTGGATTGATGTCAATGGCTCCCTTCTTGAAATCGTCGCCTCCTGTGGCCTCGTTCAGCCACTTGGATGCGCCAACAAGTGTTTGGTCGGCATTCTTGTAGGCTTTCGTCCATTCGGGGTCGTTTTGGTTCCAAGGTGTATCTTTGTAGATGGGAAGGCCAGTCCAGCCTTTGTTCATGATGTATGCCTCTGCAAATGGCTTTGCGCTACTCGGTATCCAAGGAGATATACCACCGCCACCTTCAAGCATATCAAGCGGCAATACCTGACTCACTTGGCTTGCTATCTGATAGGTCAGCTCCTTGTTGTCGTAATGCTCATTGCCGCTGCTTACACCTGATGCAAGTTCGCCAAGTCCGTAGATGCCTCTGAACTCTATGGGAAGGGGAATGGTTATCCATTGCTCACCGATGCGGAAACAGATATTGCTCCTGCGGACATACTCAGGAAGGTTGTAGTAGGCATTCTTATCATCATCGTCACCGTCACCGCCTCCCATTGCTGCGGCAAGCTGGGGAATAACATAGCCAAGGATGAACATCGCACTCGCTCCGGCAAATGCCTTGCCTCCATGACGCTTACCAGCCCTGCCGAAGTTGGTCATACCTTGAACACCTGCGTTCCAGAATACGTATGCCAAGCGGCCACCGCCGCCTACATAGCTGCCTACCTTGCCCAATAAGGTTTGCCCTGTGGCGTTTACCATCTTGCCACCACTGCCCTTCTTGTTGAAGTTCACACTGATTTCCTTTGCATCGTAGATGCTACGGTCAACGCTTCTTCCCATTTCGCGGCTTGTCAGGAAGGCGGCAAACCTTGCACAGTTTTCTACGCCTCTGTTCAGGAGGTCGAGCTGCATACCAAGTGCTGCCCATGCCTTGCGGACGGTACTGCCTTGCTTCTTCAGCTCTTCGGCAATCTCTTTCTTGTGTTCCTCAATGTCGCGTACACTGGTGTAGCCAGTTTCGCCTCCGTTCATCATAAACTGGTGGAACATGCGTTCCGTGTAGTCGCTTTGGTCGAGCGTGCCTTTCTCCCACTTGCCAAGCAAGATGCGCATCTTTATGGGATTCACTCTGCCAAAGTTCTTGTGGAAACGGAGTGCATATCGCGGACTTTCCTTTACCCATGTCATGCAGTTGGAGTAAAGCATATCACGGAAGAAGTTGCTCACAACAAAGTCCGGGTTGCGTGTGGTGTAGAATGCACTGAGCTTGTGGTTCACATACTCGCCAAGTTTCAGCATATTGCCAACTACGCCGCTTGTCTCTACATCGGGATTGGTAAGCCCGTTAAGGGCTTGTGCTGCCCTTGGGTTGCCGTTGATGGTGAGAACGTATGTTTGCCCGCCTCTCTTCACCAATACTTGATGTTCTTTCAGGTTGCCCTTTACCACCTTGTAGGGAATGTTCTTTGCGTCGCTGCCTCGCTTGTATCTGTCGGGTTCTGCCTCTGCAAGCTGCGCCATACGCTGCTCAAAGGCTTCTACCTTACGCTCTACGTCTGCAGCTGTATCGCCATCCTCGATGTCGGCAAAAACAGGCTTCCATTCGTCTGCTGCTGCATCGTATTCCAGCCAAAGGTCATGCACGCTCACAAGGTCGCTTGGATGGTTAAGGACAAAGTTCAGGAAACGCTGCTTCATCTGATTACGGTTTCCTTGACGGATGGCAGAATCTGCCATCATGGCAATAGTGGCAATGGGGTCATCTGCCTTGCTGCTACGGCCTACGGCATGTTTGATGGGACTGCCACCTATGCCGCTCCTGCTTGTCAGGTAGCCATACACTTCATCGCTGGTTGTTTCATCCCAACCTTGCAGGGGGATGTAATACTGGAACATGTCGCGTATCTTCTCGTATTGCTCCCTGCCCAACAGGCCGCTTCTGTAAATCTTCTCCAATGTGGCTTGTGTGGCCTCCCGTGTCCTGTTCCAAAGGTCTGAGGTATCGTAGGCTGCTTCGTAATCATCAACTATCTGCTGGGCTGCGGCCTCTGCTGCGGCCAAGTCTTTCTCGCCTGTTAGCGCGGTAAGACCTGAATAGTCATTCTCTCTGAACTTCTTGAAGGCATCGGCAAAGTCGCCACCGTTGGCCTCTACCTCGCGTGCGTCACGCTCTGCAAAGACAAGATTACGCTCCAGTCCGTGCTTTGCCATCATGTAGTCTGTGAGTGCCTGGCGTGCGCCCTTCTTGCTTCCTGCAATGGCACCGATGGCCTCCAACAACGGCTGCATGAAATTGACATAGTAGTCGTGCTGTTCTGCGGCATTGACGCTGCTCATCCTATTCTCGGCGAGGTAGGCGTTTTCGTAACCCTCTACGTTCTCGATGTGCCCATAGTCTTTGCCAAGAATAGCCTTATACAGCTTCTCCAGCCCAAGCATGGAGTCCTGAACGGCCTCACGGAACTGATACGTGCCACTCGACACCATTCTTTCGTAGGCATCGCGTGCCGTTGCTCTGTCACGCTCAGAGAAATCACCGTCTCGGAAATGAATCTTTCCGCCTCTCTCTGTCACCATATTCTCAGCAGCTTGTCGGCTCATATCCAAGCCGCCGCTACTGAATATGCGAGAGATGGACTTTTCGTAATTACCTACTCCAAGATTACTTTGCATAACAACATCTTCCGCAACACGGAAGGGGTTACGGTACATGCCAGGCTCTGCAAGGTTCTCGTAACTTCTCCACAGGATATAGCGAAGTTCGTTGTCTGTAAGAACAGCACCGCCGTAATCGGCAAGGCCAATACTATGAAGCATGTCGAGGAAGAGGCTCTTTATCCTGGACCACCAGCCTTGCTTGCTTGCGTTCTCAAAGTTGGTATCTTCTGCAAGCCTTGCAAGGTATTCCTCAGTCGCTGTGTGGAAATCCCAATTATGTTTCTTCGCAAGCTCTACAATATTGCTGCGTACAGAGGAATCGGCATACTGATAAACATTGTCAAGGAATTGGTTGAAGTGGCCCCCGAACAACTTGCGTAGTCCGAAATGCGCGACACCTTCATGCAGGATGGTTCTTTCCACGTCTGCCGCACTACCGTGATTGCTTAGTATGACAACTATCTTACCTGTCGCAGCGTCATACCATCCCTTAGCCTTTGCCTTGCGTCCTTTCAGACCTTCGGTGCTTTCCATGACAGTAACCCTACCGCCAAGGCCAAGCTTCCTGATTGTATAATCCGCAGCAAAGCGCATATTGCGCTGCGTACGCCGCCAATATGCCTCATGTTGCCTCTTTGTGTAGCCTGCAGCACGGCTTGAAGCCAAGCTCTCTTCGTGGCTTAATACTGGCTGGCCGTCACGCTCTAAAAGCTGTCCAGATACATTCTGTCCCAGATTTCTTTGAGCTACTTCTTGGACTTCTTCGGCTCTTCTGTCATAACCTATAGTGCTTTGTCCGTTTCGTCTTCCTCCAGATAATGAGGGTAAAAATTGTCCATGAGTTTCTTCACTATCTCCTGAGTCTTCTTCGTCTTTTCTTCTTTCTGACTCTTCTCTTCCTCTTTCATATCCTATATTCTTTAATATGTTCTCAATACGTTCACTGTCCTCCCAATCAAGCATGTCAAGTATCTCTTGCGTGCGACCTTCTACCATCGCCTTGCTCAACCAATAGACAAAGAACTCTTCTTTTTTCTGTTTTAACTCTTTCCCTTCATATCCTTTCTCTATGAACGCCCAATCCTTAAAGCCTCCGTCTTTTGGTGCTGCATCGAAGAAGTGTTCAGCAATGCCTCTTGGCTCTTCTTCGTACCAATCATGTAGAATGCCATGTATATTCTCATGGAAGAATACTTCTTCTGCTTGATTAGGCTCAATTCTGTCTGCAAAGATAGTGATTTTTCTGTTAAGCCTGCTATACCCGCCAATGGAATGTCTTGATTTGAACAGTTTTTTTAATTTCTCGGCCTGTTCGTGCATTTCTTCTACCGACATTTCTGCAATATCCTCTTCCGTTGCACCAATCGCCATAAAGAAATCCTCGTCGCCTACATTGTCAAGCCTGATAAACTGCACTGGCTTCCCATTATACTTCTCATTCAGCTCATCGAAACGCTTCTGAACCTCCTTTATCCTTATCTCCTTGTTCAATGCCTCTGACTGCTCATCTGTAACGGCATTAAAATGAACAGGCACAGGAGGCTCTTCTTCGCGCATACGGTAGAGCTTGCCATCCTCATCATCGTTGTCCTCTTCTTCCGATGCTTCCTCTGCCTCTGTTATGTCGATGGCCTCATCTACGTCAGCATCCATTTCGGCATACTTCTTTTCCTTCTCTTCCAGCTCCTTCTTCATCAGCTCGGCATACTCATCAAGACGTTCATGGGCTGTTGCAAGTTCTTTAGAATACTCGAAGGGCTTGCCAAAACGCTCACGAATCTGTGCAAGTGACTTTTCGCACCTGTCTAAGTTCCGCTCACCACGTTCTATAAATTCTTGGAAGTCCTTTCCGCTGACAACATTCTTCACGATGTCTTCAAGTCCTTCGCGTAGCAATGACTGGCGAACAGGCACGTCTTTCAGGCCAAAAGCTTCACAGGAATACGTCATTTTGCGGCGCACCGCACTGAACAGCGTACCTTGGTCTTGCTTCGTTTCTATGCTTTGCTCGGTGGTAAACACAAAGTCTATACCTCCGACATTCACAGTCAATCGGCGCGTCTCGGAGTGAAGGGATGGATTATCTCTCAAATCATTCTCCACCTCCTTGATGGTCTTGTTGTACTCCTTGATGAAGTCGGCCATTGCGTCAATAGAGGCGAAAGTCTGTTTACCTACGGTAATGGTTTTCTCGGTAGGCAACGACTCTGTTGTTGCAAGGTTGGTGCGGTTCTTTTCAAGCCACTCCTTCCACATCTTTATTTCGCCCTCTAACCTTGGTATCTCATTATGGCAATACGTCTGGTCTGCCTCGTACTGTTTCTTCTTGGCCTCGTACTTGCGCACGTCCTTTTCGGCCTGATTCTTCAGCATGGCATACTCAGAGCCGGACAACTGCGCAACGGTATCGCCAAATACATCTTCTTCCTCTTCGAGTGCTCGGTTCTCCATCGAGTTAGCCATCATCTGTTTGCCGTTCATGATGCTGTCTGCAATGGCTCCTTTGGTCTTTAGACGCTGGTATGCGGTAACGTCCAAGGAATCCTCTACACCGAAGCGGAGCACACGGACTGGCTTGTTCATGTCCTTGTGGATGTTGCCCTGTCGAAGGATGCGGCCATTGCGCTGTGTGTAGTCCATCGGCCTGTTGGGTGCGTCAAGATGTATCAGGGTATGCAAGCGTTCCTGAATGTTCACGCCAGTACCGAGCGTAAATGTGCTGCCCATGATAACACGAACTTCACCACGATTTACCTTGTCGAAGATTTCAAGCTTCTTCTTAACGCTCATTCCGCTCCTCATCACGATGATTTGCTCTGCTGGCACTCCTTGCGCAATCAGCTTCTCGCGGATGTCCTCGTAGAGATTGAAGCCACTCTTCTTGTTCTGATAGTTGTCGGCAAAGACTGCAACCGTACCCTTGTAGGAATCGGTCTCGCTGAGGCTCTTCAATATCTGCCTTACGGCTTCATTGGTCTTGCTCTGTGGCTCATCGGCTGCATCGCTCATTACCAATCGTGCATCCACGGCTGCGGCCTTGGCAATACCGTACATCGTCAGGGGAATATGGCTGTTCTCCTTCTTCTCTCTGCCGCTCATCTTTTCGTACTCGTCAAGCCTTTTCTTAACGAACTTCATGATGCTACGCAGGGCGCGTGTCTGCGGAAGATAGATGTCAGTCGCCTTTCCATCTTCCATATCTGGAATCTTGCTTTCCTTTCCTTCTGCGATACGCTGTGCCTCAATATCCTTGTTTAGCACGGTGTCGGCCACACCTGCCCATATACGCACAAGCTCAGGAAGGTTGATGTAACCTGCAAAGCGGTTGTTCTCCTTGAACTTGCCACTGGTGGTAAACTCCAGCATCTGCGTAAGGTTACCAAAGTTGCGAACAAAATCGTCAAAGTAGAAGATGCCGTATTCCTTCATAGTGTCGGATGGCATCAGGTAGCGCATGAACGTCCATATCTCGGCTGCTGTATTGCTGATTGGAGTGCCAGTGGCGAATATGACGTTACGGCCATTGTTCTTCTCCAATACGGCTTGCGTCTTTAGATATACGCCTTGTGCCTTCTTGCTATACGATGGGTCAACGCCTTTAACGCCTCTCTGCATGGCAGTGGCAAATCCAAGGTGTTTGTATTCGTGAGCCTCATCAACCAAGATGGCATCAATGCCCATATCGTCGAAGTTCTCCACATCGTCCGTCTGTCGGTCGAGCATTTCCAAAGCCTTAACCTCGGCATTCTGCATGGTGACGGCGCGCTTCTTTTCGTCGCGCTCCTTGCGCTTGGTGCTGATGGTGTCGGTCAGTCCTGCCAGTTCGTCTTTAAGGCTCTCAATCTCCTTTTCGGCCTGACGTACTATCATGCTTTGGCCTTGGGGGTCTGAGTCCTTCATCTGCTCCAGAACGAGAAGCCTTTCCTCTATCTTGTCCTGGACGAACTTCATTTGACGCTCTTCGCTGTCGGGAATACGTTCAAAGACAGACTGAGGAACAACAATCATGTCCCAGTCGTTGTACTTGATTTTGGCATAGAAGTTCTTGCGCCCTTCTGCTGTTCGGTCTGCTTCTTCTATCGTCAGCACCTTGGCATTGGGATAGAGCTTCTTTGCGCTCTCGACAAACTGGCCTACTGTTGCATTCTGCACTACTGCCATTGGCTTTCTTGCTATACCAAGACGGCGCATTTCCATTGCGGTAGTGATAAGCGTGTAGGTCTTGCCGCTACCGACTTCATGGGCAAGCAACAGGGGTTGTGTTGTTCCTCTTATGGCTGCTTTGGCTTGATGCGGACGAAGTGCGAACTCTTTTCCGTCAACCATTGTGGCGGCTCCACCAAAATGAGCCGGAACAAACTCGTCGGGGATGCTTTTCGGTACATAGTTGTTGAACATCTCATTATAGATGCGCTCTATGTGCTCACTCATGGTTGGGTCGCTTTGCATCTTTGCCCTTGCCCAATCCTTGAAGTCCTGACGTATCTCGTCTATCTTGTTGGAACATGCTTGGGTGGCTTCCTTGTCTGTAATAGTCTCGGTGGAGCCGTCCCATTTCTTGTGTGTCTCGCTGACGGTGATAGTCTTGTTCTGCATGGCAGCTTCAATGAGCTGTGTTCCCATGATGGTTTTGTGAAGCATTTCACTGACTACACCCATTGCACGGTTCTTCTGTTCGGCTACATAGTAGGGTGTTTTCATAAACCATGTACCGCCAGCAGTCGTGAATTTAACGTCAATGTCGGTCTTTTCCTTCACATACTCTTCATATAGTTTCGGGTCTATCCATGATGAACCGATGCTAAAGTCTATCAGGTGTGCAGGAATGTTCATGGGGATAACAGCCTCTAACGCCTTGATGTTGGCATCATACTGGCCGTCGCTATTGTTGGCCTGTGCCTGTGCAAGCTTTTCCCTGACGTTTCCGCTCAGATATTCATAGCTCACTTCCATCTGCCTTGTGGCTGGATTCTCAAAGCCAAGCCCGGATGCAATAATCTCGGCCTTCACGGATTCTTCTGTGTGCTGCCCATTAACTGCATTAAGCTTATCCACAATCCAAGGCAAATCAATCCTACCGTGTACATAGATGCTGGCAATAATGCCGTCCTTTACGTCCTTTGGTTCGGGGGCTTTCTCCTTATCGACAACACGCTGGCTGAATATGTCGGTCTTTCCATACTCTCTTGTCACTCCACCCTTTCCGTCGCCAAGCTCTGTGAAGCTCTCCAGTGCAACGATATTGGCAAAATCAACGTCATTCTTCAGGAAAGAAATAGCGGTGTTCTTGTGAAGGTGTCCGTATGTCTTGACAAAGCTGTCGTATGCTTTGTTCAAAGCCTGTAACAGAGGCTTCAAACCTGCATCGTTCTCGTTCTCTGTTTGGTACTGCAGCAGGTCGGCAAGGGCTTTCTTGATGCCTTGATATGCCTCAAAGCATTGTACCTTTGTCTTTCCTTTTACCTTGTTGGCATTTACGGCCAAGGGTACAGCCTTACCACGTTGTGCAATACAAAGCTGGCCATTGCTTACAACGATGCTTCCCTCCTTGACACCTTCGCCAAGGTCTTCATAAACATCTACTGCTCCGTCGGGCAATGCCCCATTCGGGACGGAATAGGATTCCCATTCCTTTTCAGCAAAGCTTTCTGCCCATGCTTTCAGCATTTCGTCCTGATTCTTGTCTTTCGACGGATAGAGTGCCTTGCTTGTCGGTCTGAATGTCTCGCCCTTCTCAAAGCCGAAGTGCATTTCTCCAGCCATCATTTCAGGATGCTCAACAAAGTAACTGTTGTAGTCCATTGACAAATGCTTAATGATGGGGATTTCCTGACCCTTCATGCGCTTTGTTTCGCCTGTGTCATAGTCTGCCGTGCGTTCTCCCGTAGTGGAGAGCACATCAATAGCGTGTGTGGACTTTATGCCGTTTACGCGCTTACGGACAACAATAATATCAGAAGTGGCACCAGTACCTCCAAATGTTTCATTGTGCATACGGAAAGCACCTACAACGTCGGCACCGCCTTCCTGAATAATCCACTCGCGAAGCTTTGCACTGTTGTCAAGCGTACCGCTGCTGGTGATGAAGATGCCAATACCTCCTTCTCTCAGCTTGCGCACATTCTTGGCAATGCAGAAGTCGTGAATATCGTGGAACTTCTTGCTCAGGTCTTTGTCGCCTGTCGTATCGTTCACGCGCAAGCCTGTAACGAAAGGAACATTGGTAATAGCCAAGTCAATGCTACCATTTTCTACCTGGGTAGCTTCAAAGCCCTGTACATCTACCTTTGCGTCGGGATAGAGTAGGGAAAGGATATTGCCTGTTGTCTGGTCTATCTCTACGGCATGGATATTGCTGCGCTCGCTCATGTCTGTTGGCATGTGACCTATGATGTCACCAATGCCAGCACTACCTTCAAGCACATTGCCGCCTTGGAATCCCATTGCCTTTGCAACGTCCCACATGGCATCAATTACGTTGGCAGGGGTATAGTAGGCACTATTACGGCTCATGTTGGCTTGCTGGTAGGCTTCTTCGCCTAACAGCTCACGGAGGTACTGAGGTGTCGGCTTACCGTTCGTGTAGGCCGTGAAGTTCTCAAATGCCTTGCCTAAGCCTCCCCATCCGCTGAACTGACGCAATACTGCCATCTGTTCGGGTGTAGCCTGTTCGCCACTCTCCATGAGCTGTTTCATCAGCTCAATGGCCTTGATGTTCGCATCGATGCGGGAATCAACACCTTTAGGAGCGTAGCTCTTGCCGCGCTCTGCATGGTTATTCCGTAAGTTCTTGGGGTTAGATGGACGCTCTAACGGCTGACGTGTCCGACGTTGCTCCGTCGGAGTGTTGGTTAGCTGGTCAGAAGGTCGTAATCCGTCATGCAGGCGGTGTCGTACTGACTCCACGCCTCCTTGCGCTCTTCTTCTGTCAGTTCGTCCACTTTCTTGCCCGACTTCTTGGCCATTGGCTCGTAAACTGCGTTCTCCGCTGTCAGTACCGTCGGCTGACAATCCTTCGGTGCGTGCTGCATCAGTTCTCTCATGTCCATTGTCTTCTGTGTTTTCGTTAAACAAATCTCCCATGAAGCTGGGCGACTGCAAAGTTACATCTTTTTTCTTGGATTTACTTGGTTTCTTGCCTTTTTTTGCAATATCAAGTATCTTTTGCACACTGTTGTTGTCAACTGGCTCCTTTGTTTCGTCGGCTACCATCAATTCCTCGGGCTTAATGCTTTGCCCGTTGGTGAGGTATATGTTATCAAGATGAGGCTCGCTAAATTGTGTCGCGCTGACTTGTTCGCCGCTACGCATCACGGCAAAAATATAAACCCTCTTACCTTGATGGTAAAACTTGGCATCCCTGTTGTCGAGGTCTTTTTCTGTGATTGCTCTCAGCGGAGTACCATCGAGGGCAACACCTTCGGATTGTACCTTGCGGCCATCGTTGCGCTGCTCTGTAAGCTTGCCCTTTGCCACCTCTGCCTGTTCCTCGGCTTCCTGCTCCTTAGCAACCTCTTCGGCACGCTCCAATATACCTGCCGTTGTGTCCGAAGTTTCTCCTTCGGGTCTAACAGAGAGCAAATCAAACGTCCTCACATCGTCGTAGCTGTCCATCTTCTCTGCATACTCTTCTGCCTCCGGCATGTCGCGCACGGCATTATAGAAGGCTTTCAGGTATGGACGGATGGCATCGCCCAAGTCCTCAATCATGGTCTTGGCATAGTCGGAAAACTTTGTAAGGCCACGTTCTATGTGTCCTACGGCAAGCTCTGCACCAATGGCAAGAATTTCGGGGTCAACGCCCATGACCATGTTGAGCTGTCCGAACATCTTCTTACGCAGTCGGGCTTTCAGTTCCTCCATGCGCTCGTCGCTGACAAGCCGTTTCTGCTGTTCTGTCTGTTGCGGCTGTGCCGCAACTTTTGACTCTATCTGTCCTTCTAATATGGTGTATGTGTGTGGTCTGCTTGTTACGCCTTTACCAGGACCATTGTCGGTAACGATAATGGACTCCACTTCATATTCGGTGCCGAATGATTCCGTTTTATCCACACGAACAATCTTGCCTTTCAATCTTGCAGTCTTGTTGCTGTTCAGGAAAATAACTGTATCACCAACCTTATAGTTGGCATTGGGATTCTCTTCCTGCTTGCGCATCTTGTTTGCCTCATACCACTTTAGGAAGTTGGCGGCATTCATTATTTTCTGAGCATGGCCGTTTGTGCCATTCTCAACAGACTGCTCCCATTTAACGCTGATGGCCTGATTGGTTGCATTGCCACCGTTTGCCTTCTTCAAGATGGTTGCAGTCATGCCAGTATCATTGACAAGGACATCGCCCTCGTTGATGCTGTTGAATAGCTCTAAAACCTTATCGTCGTCGTTGGTGTCTTGTTCTGTCGGAAGCTGCTCTGTGGCTGCTGCCATATCTTGCAGGGACATTGGCTGTGCGTCTGCTACTGCATCTTCATTGCTCAATGCTTCTGCAAGTTCATTGGCTGCATCCTCGCTACGCATCATGAAACCACCTTGTTCTCTATCCCACCAACCTTTGCTTTCCCTTGCAAGCTCCTTTCCTGCCCGGATTTGTTCTTTAGTCAAGTCCGAACCGAACTTCACAAGGAACATTGGCGTTTCCTTGCCCTTCTTGTTGGTGTAAGTGGTAGGCTCAATGGAGTAGGGAGAGGGGGTTGTCCCTTCGTTCTGCGCACCGATTGGCTTCACGCTCTTATACTCGGCAAAAGGCTTTGTCTTTCTGTGGCTGCTGTCTATCCACTTCTTAAACTCATCCTTGCTTACCTCGGTTATGGCACCAAGCCCCTGCCATCCTTCTTCATAGTTGGAGAGGTAGGCATCACGGGCTTCTTCTGCACTGTTGAAGCCATACATAACCTTGTGCTCGTCAAACGAGCCGTCGGCATTGCGTTGGTCGATAACGTACACATTGCCGCTTTCGGGTGCATCGCTCAGGAACACGTCGATATGGTCACCATCCACGCCTTCCGTGCCACGAATATAGCCGTAGGTATTGTGCATGGTTTGCCTCCACTGTTTGCCGCTGGCATCCGTGCCACTACGTTCAGAGCCTTTGGGGTTCTCTATTGTGACATCATAGCCATCTATCTTAACGTGGCCTTTCTTGTAGTTCCCGGCCTCCTTTTGTGCTTCGGTCGGGTTGGTGTTTACTTCACGCTCGGCTGCTGCAACAGGGCTTTCGGCTTCTACGCCTGTGCTTCCTGCTGTCTCGCCGTCTTGATTGCTTGTGCCAGTAGTGCCATCTTCCTGAACGATGGGCTGGCTTGCTGCAACTCGCTCGGCTGTTGCTGCGTCGAGGGCTGCTTGCTGTTGTTCTTCTGTTCCATATTTCAAAAGTTGTCTTACTTCATCCAGTATTTCCTCCCTTGACCTTACATCTCCACTGAAGATGTCGAGCTGTCCGTTGGCACTGTCCTTTGCTGCCTGATTGTAGAGGGCAAGGGCTTTCTTTAACAGGGTAGGCTTCCCCTCGTTGAGAAGGTCGGCAAACATGAGTACCGTTGCATTGTCTGCATCGGCAACAGTTGCGCCTTCGTCGAATGGGAATAGGTTAAGCTGCCTTGCAAAGTTGCTTACCTTCTCGCCTGCCTTATATCCTGCGTTGCGTGCCTGATAGACAAGGTTTATTGCCTGTGCCAAGTCTGCCTCATGGCTGTACTCGTCGCCAAGCATGATGTTATTGCTGATTTCGGCAAGGGCTGTAATGATGCCCTGACGAACACCCTTGAAGGCTGTAATCTGACGCACGGCATCGGGATTGCTCTCAAAGGCTTTGCCAATGAGCATGTTTTCCAGCATTTCACGGCCTTGTGCGCTGATTGTCTCGCCGTCGAACATTTCTCCATACTGTGCCTGACTGATGGCTCCAGCATCGCGCAGTTCGTTGATGGCCTGAGTTGTGGCCTGTGTGTCGGCATAGTACTCGCCAAGGGTGTTGTATCCGTTGATGCTTCTGATAATACGGCTAAAGGTATCGTCACCTACAATCTTGCCAAGCTTAACGGCCTGTTCGGTCTTGTTCTGACCTTTCATTTCCTGCTGATTGAACTTGGCGAAGGTGTCTGCCGTATATGGCATGGCCTCATCGGGAACGAACACCACTCTTGGATGCTGCATACCTTCAACCTGCTCAGGAGCGAAGCCAAACTGACTGCCGTACTGTTTCAGGTGCTCGATGTATGCGCCATCGGTGTTGTCCTGTGCTGCAAGTTCACCTGCCATTGTGCGGCCATTGCCCGAAAGGACAATGCCGTCGTTGGTAACAACAACAGGGGTCTGCAAAGCTCGCTGGTCGTAAATGGAGGCAATTTGTCTTGTGGTGGACTGTGCATCCTTGTCACGCTCGTAGTCGCGGTCATTTACGCTCTGGCCGTTCTCATCCTGTGGGAAACCTTCATTCTTTACAAACTCGGCTCTTGGGTTGTGGCTTGGGGTTGCTGCTCCGCTCTCCACGAGAACATATCTACCGGGTACATGTTCACCATTGGCAAGGACAATCTCATTCCTGGCTCCCTCAACCTTTGGTGCTGCCTCCCATTTCTCGCGGATAGCCGGAGCAACATTATTAGTGCCAAGTGCGGCTTGTTCCTCACGCTTGCGCAGTTCCTCGGCTTGTCTTGCCTGTTCTTCAATAACTGCTTGCTCATGGACGGCCTCATTTTGCTTGGCTCTTTCCTCTTGTTCTGCGGACAAAACAAGCTGCTGGGCATCCTTGACCTTTTTCCAGTAGTCTGCAACCTTTTGGGCTGCATCAACCTTCTGCTGGTACTCGGTTTGCTCCTTGCGGTACTTGGCAAGGCTGGTTCCCATCTTGGGCTTTGTGTTCTTTGCCTTCTCCAGTGCCTTGTCTGCGGCCTTCTTGTTGGCCTCAACGAATTGGTTAGCCTCATCACGGCTCAGTCCTGCCTCATTGTAGATGTAGGAATGAGCGCGTTCGGGTGTTGTGTTCATGAAGTCGGGTTCTGCCTCATCGCCTTCTCCAATCATGGGCATTGCATCGTCTGCTGCCTCTACGGATTCTCCCGTAGGCTGTTCCGTGGGTTGAGGCTCTACCTCTGCGACTGGCTCCTGTGTGACTCCATTATGCTGAACAACCATTGCATCCAGCTCGTCACGATTATAGAGGTTTATCTTCTTTCCACCAATGGGACGCTCGGTATAGACTTCAATCAATCCATCTTCGTTTGCGTCTGCAGTAATGGAGCCTCTAACCGTACCTTCGTCGGTCTGCAAGGTTATTTCGTCGTTGATATTGTAAACAGGGCGGTTTGCCTCACGTTCGGCTTCTGCCTCTGCTTCTCGCTGTGCGGCCTTTCCTTGCTCAAACTCTGCAAGCCTTGCAAGGTTGGCATTGTCTGCCATCTGTTGCACCTGCTCACTTGGCACAGTGATAGGTTCCGTTCCGTCTATAGAAACAAGCACCTCTCCTTCTGGGATGGGAGCTGGCATGCCGTTGTCATCAACGGGAATAGGATCAACAGTAATGGTATGCTGCTCTCCGTCGCCATCCACTACCTGATAGGTGTCGCCCTCGTTGAAGGGAAGAACACCATCAATCTTGTTGGCCGCTTCCTGCGCGTACTGTTGCCTGATAGCCTCCTGCGCGATTTGCTTCTCCTGTGCTGCGTCAATGGTTTCGTCTGTAGAAAGCACGTCGCGAGGGTCGGCAAATTCAATACTCCCGGTCTCTGCATCGCGTACAATGATACTCTCGTCGCTGTTTTCGCGGTCAACCATTGTGCCATCATCGTTCATGGCAAGATTTCCACCAATGACGTACACCTTCCTATCGTTTGTTTTCATGGTGGCAGGGTGTATCATACCATCGTCAGGGTGAACACGTCCGTCGATGAGGCTATTGCTGGCATTGATTTGACTTTCGATGTCATCCTGAATATGCTGAATCATGCCGTCGTATGTGGCCTTGGCATTCACATAATCTGTGGCCGTCTGTTTCTCTTCGTCCGTCCATGCTTCATTTACACGGATGGCATTGAGTGCGCCAACAGGGTCAGCGTCCAATTGGTTCAGCATATCGTCGGTGGCAAACCCTCCGATGCGCTGCCTTTGGTAGTCCAGCATATTCTTCGCATCGTTCATTTCTTGGTTGCTCTCCAGTGAATAGCCATTATCAAAGCTTGTTTCCAAGTCTGTTTGTGTGGGGTCTTGTTCTTCCCTGCGCTTTTCCTCGCCTTTAAGCATTCCGCGATAAGCTTGCACCGCTTTGGCATAGTCCAGTGCTGCAGCTCTCTGTTCAGGTGTGAAGTCGGGATTGCCAAGAACCTCTGCAAGTTTTTGCTTTGCGTCGGCATCATCGCCTACAGCAATAGTATTCCTTATCTCCACCCATGTATCCTGATTGCCGAATACTGAGGCGGCAGCATCATCCTTTGCCATCATGTCCTGACGAGCGCGATACTTAGGTGTTCGGTATCCTGCTGTCTTGATACCACTCATAAAGCCTCCCATCAGGGAAACACCAAGGAATGTGTCTATGTTGTTGTCAAGGTTGAATACGCCAGTCTCGGGGTCTGCGTCAAGTGTTTGGTCCCCTACAACAAGGGCATTCATTATTCCACCTGCAACCTCTTCGGCATATTCGCCAAATACTCCGTTCCACTTGGCGTTTTTCTCAAAGTCGCCGACAACTCTTGCCACATCGCTTGCAGCAACATTCTCTATAAAGTCATTGACACCTTCAAGTCCAACCTTTCCAAGACCCTTGCGAACACCTTTTCCTGCCCATCCAAGTACGGGGGCAAAGTATTCGCCCATCATTTCGGAATAGTTCTCGATGGTGCGTGAAGCAAATGCCTTTCCGAAAGCCTCTCCAAAATCATCACCTTCTGTATGACCGGCAAAAACGCTCAGTCCTTCATCGTTGGTATCATACTGCACATCGCCATTCATTCTGTTGATGGCATCAGCGGTAACGCCAACACTTCCAGTAGTTGCGGCCATGATACTGCTACCTGCTATATCGCCAGCAACTCTTGTGGCTACCTTTGTGGCAAGGTACTTCTTTGCATTGTCCTTTACAACCTTCTTTCCGAAACGCTTGATGGCGTACCTTGCCATCACGTTTTGTGCTGCATGGCCTGTGCCGGATGCTGGATTGAGGCACATTTCTATCATGAATGGGACACTCTCTGCCGTAACATTTCCCGCTTTATAGCCTCTGCCTACATAAGAGCCAAAGTAAGCGTTGGTTGCAAGCTCAACAGCCTTAGCATCCAATAGGGCTTGCTGGCTTTCTGTTAGCTGTTCGCCTTTGTCAAAGGCATTCAATGCAGACATAAGAACAGAGGCATCTTGCGCATCACTTAATCCCATGTCCCATGTCTCTACATCGAAAAGCTTCTGTCCGAATCCGCGTGCTGCGCCACCGGCAAAGCTGCTCTCCAGCCACTTTCCAAGGGTTCCTTCCTTTGCATTGTGGTCGGCTTCATTGATGATGCGTTGAGCATCGCGCATAGAACGCTGTGCCGCTTCGAGGTCGCGTACACGTTGACCTGCTGCCTGTGCTTCTGGTATTCCATCTCCATACTTCTGCATCATGCGGGTGCTGGCTTGCATTTCGGTTGGGTCGGCACCAGGAACACCAAGAGGATATGCCTTACCTGCGTTTTCTCTGTATAAGCGCATAACTTCGCCCTTCGACTCATTCAGGGCATCATCAATACTCTGCGAAAGTTCTGCCACTTGTTCGCGATTTGCTTTAGCAAGGTCAATCTGTTGCGTGTGTACCTGGCTCCCTGCTTCGCTCTGCACATTTTGGTCTGTCGCGTCATACTCGTTGCCCATGAAGTCACGGTAAACGGGATAAACCTGTGGGGATGGTGTGCCTGGTACATGAACATTCTCAACCTTAGGCTTTGTTACGCGGTTGCCTTCTTCGTCAAGTCCTGTCTCGTTTTGGAACACAGGCGGCATGGCAGTACGCTTCTTATGCTCTTCCATCGTGTCGGCAACGGAAGGAATATTGATAGATGGCTGCTGCGGCTGGGCTGTCCTGATAACTGTCCTGTCCTGCGGATTTCCTTCCAGCTCACTCTCGCTCATGGTGAAGTCCTGAGTGTTGTCTGCTGAAGGATGTTCTTGCTGTGTGCCTCCAGTTAGCCTTGCCTCGTATGCGTTGTAGTCACCAATACGGAAATTACCTTTTGACGATACCCAATCATACAGTTGCTTACGGTTGTTTGCATCGCCCATCTTACTGAGGAAACGCTGCTCATCGCCTAAGTCCTGCGTTGAGTAGCCTTTACTGAGTAGGGCTTGGTATAGCTTCTTTACCTCTTGCTCGTTCATAAATTACCAGTCTGTTTCTTGGTTGCTATTATCATCAGAACCCCAACCGAGACCACCACCTTCATCTGTGGTCGTTGAGGAAGTCATGTTAGCCGGGTCGATACCTGATAGTGTCTGCATCATCTGACGGCCAACTGCCGACTTGTGCCAATGCTGCTTCACATAATCATCTTTCTGCTGGGCTGTCGCCTTGCGTGGGAGAGGACGAGGAACATTTGCATTGGAATTGTTCTTGTGCTGCTCTTCAAAGTCAGCAACGATGGCATCATAAACCTGCTCCATGCTGCCCTTCCAAACATTCTCATAGATGTTGAGGCTGCTGTTTCCATCTGAGAAGGTCAACTGCTTGCCTCGAACAGCTTTTGCCGAAGTAGCATCAATCTGTTTCTGCCGAATCTCCTTGTTGTCCTTCTGTGCCTGGACTTGCAGATTGTGGTTAGCCCATGCGAGTGCGTTCTGTCTGCCATACTGCTTTTCGCGCATTTCAAATTCCTGCTTCCATTGGTCGCTTTGGCGGTCAAAGGTCTTTTGCCAGTTCTCCTGCTGCTGGTCGGCCTGAGTCTTGCGAAATTCAAAATCTCTCTGGTCTCTCTTGTCTGATGCCTCGTCGCGTTCAAGCGTCCTGCGCCAGTTGCGGCTATCCCTCGCTACCTCATCATCCATTTGCATAGCACGTATATAGGCGTTGGCATACTGCGCCTGATTGGTCTCGCGCTCCTTCCTTAATCTCTCGTATCGGTCACGGAGCTTGCTAGTCATGCTTTCATTGTCTGTCATGGGCTTGATGCCGCGAGTTGCAGCGTATGCCTGATGGAAAGCATTTAAGCCGTCACCGATGGCGGCAAATATGGCTTCGCGCTTCATCCTCTTGCGCTCCTGCTCTATTTCTTCCTCAGTAGGCGGCTTGTAGGGTGATAGTTGCTGAAACATGTCGGCATACGTCATTGTCCGCTGAGGTGTTACAGGAGGCTGAGCGACAGTTGCATCCTGATGTTCAAGAGTCGGAGTGCTTGACGGCTTCTCGTCGCCTGAGTTTTGCTTTCCGAGTTCGCCGCCACTTGCAATGTCCGCAGGCTCTACTCCTACGCGCTGGTTAGGATTGTTGCCCGGCTGAGGACTTCCCCAGGGGGTAGGCGTAGGAGTAAGGCTTTTTTCCTGGTTGTTTTCTTCGGGAACACCGAGTATTAGGTCTTTTTTACTCATGACTGCAGCTTTTTTGTCTTACTTACTACCAAACAGGCCAGCGAGAGAGTTGAAGGACTTAAATCCTCCGTATGCGCCACCAATAGCGCTGCCGACAAAATCAAGGCCGCTCATCTTCTGGGAGTCGAGTCCGGCAAGCTGATTGTCGTAGCCCTCTTTCTTTTGGAGGTACTGTTGCTCGATGGCATCCTTGCGAGCCTCACCTGCGGCTGCTATCTGCGATGTTGCATCTGCCATTGCCTTGCTGTTGGCCTCCTTTTCGGCTGCAACACTCTCATCCGTGCCGCCCATCACGGCCTTGCGTCCTTCTGCTGCTCTGTTGCGGCGCTTGATGGCCTCTTCTGTCAAGGAAAGGATGCGCTGCGCATCTGTACGCTGTGTGGCATCTTCATTGTACCTTCTATTGTACCAATTCTGGTTTTCTCTCTTCTTTCTCTCGACATACTCCTGCTGCGTCTCAAGGGCATTATTACGGCTGATACCACCTAAAATACTGCCTGCTGCGCCAAGGGCTGCTCCAAATAATCCAAACATACGATTTATGAATTAAAACTTAAAACTACGCGGCAAAGATAAAGCATTATTTTTGCATGGCAATTTTATCTTTTAGTTCATGGCAAAAGGAAAGAAAACCGGAGGAAGGCAGAAAGGCACTCCAAATAAGACAACAGCATTCAGTAAGTCAGTCATTCAGGAAATACTTACTGACTACACAAACTCTAAGCTCTTTCGTAGCGACATGGAAGGACTCGAACCAAAGGACAGGCTTGACATCATGGTCAAGCTCATGGCATTCACCACGCCAAAGCCTCAGTCCGTCGATATGAACCTCACAACAAACAAGCAAAAGACGATTGAGGACACACTGGAAGAGCTTGCGGAGGAGAACGAATAATGCTGCCGTGCTACTTGACGCTCCAAGCGCCTCTATAATCATCTACTTTAGACAAACCTTTCACCAAAGGTGAAAAAGCTCTAATCATATAATATAATCATCGCCACCCTATAAGTTTTGTATAGCCAGGCTATAGCCAGGCTATACACTTTTTATAGCCTATAAACGCAAAAAGAGGGAATTTTCTCGTTTTTCCCTTTTGCAAATGTTAATTTTTGTTTAAATTATAGCCTCCCTATACAAAAAGTATCGCCTGGCGATACAAATTTTGTAGGGTAGCCATCGCCACCCTACCTAAAAAGTATAGCAAGTAAAGTAAATAAAAATATATCTCTCTTGCGAGAGATAAAAATGCGCGCGCGCACGCACGAGATTTTGACCTTTTTCGTGATAGAAAGAAAATGGTGTTATGTAAAGAAAATCGGATTTCTTTAACACGTTATGTGTGTCGTGTTAAAATCCTTTGCCCTTCATGCGCTCATAGATGGCCGTCTGCTGCTTGTCGATATTGGTTATCCTGAACATCACATTGCAACGCTCTGGCACGCTGTCAGGAACAAAGCCAACGAGCTTGCCGATGATTTCATCCACATTGTTGAAGCCAGTATCCTGAATGCTGCCAAGCAATGCACCCCGGAAGAAAGCTTCGCCTTTCATCATGTGCATTGGGGAAAACCTTTCAAATGTTCCTGCATCCATTTCCTCCCTCTCTCGCGTCCTGGCTCCTTTTTTCTGTGTGAAGAAGACAAGTTCGACAACCTTGTCGTTAAGCTCCCATGCTGGCGTGTAATCAAGCTTCAGGTATCCTCTCGTCACATTGTGCCCGGCTGAGTGATTCATGCCAAAGGCCACTTCTGATATGCTGGCGCCGCAATCGTTCTGTGCGATTGTTCCCCAGGTATGGCGAAATGTATAGACACTGTAACGCTCTTCCCTTGGGATGCCCATCGACTCGCAAATCCTCTTGATGCCGATGTTAATGTTCGAGTTGAAGCTGTCGCTCGATGAAAAGCGCCTGTGAAAGTTGAAAAGCCATTCCTTGCCAGTTCCGTACTTGTCATAGCCATTCTCTCCGTCTTTACTGTCAGCTCCGTACTTCTGAAATACCGGGCGCAGTATTGGGTGCACACGCATTTCCATGTAAGCCTCATCCGCACGGAATTTCTTCGTTTTTGCTCTCTTGTAGTGAATGATGCCGTTGTAATAGTCCTCCTTCTTCATGTTGAATAAATCTACGGCGTTGATGCCACCAAGACAAAGCACCATCATTGCAACGTCACGGCCAAGCTCGGGCAGGGGAGAAGCCATTTTGCTCTCAGGCAGGGGAGCGTTGAAGAAGTCCCTGCACTCTTCTGGCGCAATGGCAAGCTGCTCTGCCCTGTCGGAACGTGGTATCCGAACCTTGCCCCAGGGATTGAACTTAATCTTGACGATGCCGCGCTCTTCATCGTTCATCTCCTGAATGGCCAACTTGAATATCTGCCTGACACAAATAGGGTACTTCTCCTTTGCCCTGTGCGTGCCCTCCATCGACTTAATCCATTTCGTGATGAAAGCGGAAGTGAGCATTGAGAAGCTGAGCTTGTTGGTCCCGGCAAATCTTTCGAGGTGTTCATACGCCAATCGGTAGTTCTTGGCCGTCCTCTGCATTCCGCTGTCAATCAGCTTGGCGTTGTGACTGCGGGCGTAGTCGCTGAAACAAACGTCGTCTCCATCGTTCTTCACATACTCCACCACCTCCTTGACGGTCCAATGCTCCGGCTCCACGCGGTTCAGTCTGTCCATCCAATGGGTAATCTTCTTCATGCAGTACTCCAAGACGTACGGGTCACTCACCTCCGACTTAGACGATAGTCCGTGTTCGTTCACATACTTGTCCGTAGGTATGTACGCTACCTTCCTGTTCTGAGTTACGCGGATGTAAACCTGCCAGAATCCATCCCTGCGTCTTTTGTTCTGTAGGACAATTGCTTTGAATGTTGCCATAATGTTTGTTTTGTTTTTAGTTGAAAAAGATGGTCTAAATAGAAGTATAAACGTAGTTAAACTGTCAAATTTTCTTGGTTATAACTTTGGTCTAAACTTTTGCGTTCATTCTGCTCACTTTTTGCTGCAAACTTCACATGCTTTCGGGTAAAACGAAAGGCGGTGAAGCCTTTATTAACAAGACCTCACCGCCTAACTCGTTGGTATGCAACAAACTTCTCATCATTCTTCGACCGCCGCCTGTGCGGAATTAATATGTTGCTTATTTTTATAGAGTTGGGTGGTTTGGTCTTAACTTTTGCAGTTTTTTTTGTTTAAGTTTGTCGGTTTATCTCACATGGATAGGTTCTTCCGTGTGAACATTTGAACCTTATCGTTTGTTATTGTTTGCTGGATTTAAATTCGGTGTAACTCGCTGAATTTAAACATAATATCGATTAGTTTCTTTCCTTTGTGTTGTCGCATGTTTTGTTATCGTAGATTATTGATGTTATGAACAAGGCTATTGTCGTAAGTAACGCAAATGCGAAACTCCATTTTGAGGGGTCAATAAAGGCAATGAAGAATGCCAAGACGAGCATCATGAGCATAAAGACATACGGAGATATTATATCTTTGTTGTTATTTATAGCAATTGCGCTTATAAATAATACAAAAACCCACAAAACAGCCATAGTGGCGCATAGTTCATTGATTGCTTTCTCCACACACATTCCAAACTTGAAATTGTGACAGATATAAAAACAATCTTCCGAATAAAAACAATTGTGCGAATGTTCTAAGAATATGAATGGGAGCAAAGTTGATAGTAATACTCCAGCGGCCAAAGCCTTTTCTAATTTAGCTTTGAATCTTGATTTGTTCTTATCCATTGTCTTTCGATTTCATTTGTTCAAAACTTGAATTACCTTGTCCTTTAGTCCAAGACGCACAAATTCATCGTTAGTCACATCCATTTCGACTACAACTTTAGTGGACATTCGATTGTTTAATAAACTTCTCAGCCTCTCAATCTCCTTTTGATATTCTTGAACCGAATCATTAACTATACCTTCTCCGTCGAAGAATACAGCAGGGGAAACTGCAAGTACTTTTGCCAATGCTTCTATTGTGCTGACTTTAACGTCTGCACCCTGTAAAGCATTATCTAATGTAACTCTTGTAAAGCCACACCTTTCAGCAATCTGAACTTTTGTTAGGCTGCACTCAGATACGAGCCTCTGTAATACCTCAATTTTCATGGCGTATAATAAAATTTACATCTATTTTGAAAAAAATGTTTAAAAAAGTTTGCGTATATGCATAGTTTATTGTACATTTGCAACGGCAAACAGCAATTACCGACTGCAAATATAGCTAATCGATATTAAGTTTACAAGTAAAACAGCAAAAAAATAACCAACACAAACTATTAAGTATATGAAGAAAAACATCAGACCTGATTACATGACACCGACGTGCGTACCTTCCCTTCGGGCAACATTGCTTAGTATTCCCGTTGGCCAGACAAGGATTATATCTTGTGATGACTTCTCCTATACGCACATTCAGTCTGAGGCTTCCAAGCTGACAAGCGCCTCAAAGGATAAGAACAGACACAAGATGCGCATGTTCTCGGCCAGCAGCACAGACAAAGGAAGGACGATTACTGTTACCCGTAACTGGTAGTAATATGATAGTGTTATAATAGAATGGCTTGGAAGGATGGCCGAGTGGTCGATGGCACCGCACTGCTAACGCGGCAAGCTGTAAAAGGCTTCAAGGGTTCGAATCCCTTTCCTTCCGCAAAAGACGAAGAATAACAACCACTAAATCTACACACATTATGTACTACTACACGGACAACTGGACAGGCGATGTCCACAGATTTTCAACCCTCAGAGAGGCGAAGAAGAGCGCAAGAAAGGAAGATGGCAGGTCTATTACTATTTGGAATGCCAAGGGCTGTCGATTAGTTTGCACAGTGAAGGCATCAGGAATCGTTTACCCTTAATCTGCAGTCGCTATGGCAACTTACACAAACAAGAAATGCTTGGCTTGCACTAAAGCCTACAACGGTATCAACGGACGCTTCTGCCCGGTACTGAGGCGCTATGTTGAGTACGCAAAATCACCTCTATGCGAGGACAACATCAAATAACTACAGCTATGAAAACCGATTTTGATTTCGTTCAAGAACAAGAGCGGCATGACATACCACCCCATTGTGGGTGCCTTGGATGTCTCAGTGCATTGGCTATTTTTTCTGCCGCACTCATTTTAATAGCAATCATTCACTTAATTGTAAAATCATAAGATTATGAAGAAGAACATCTTAATTTTCATTTTGCTGGCCTCCGTGCTTGTCGTTGGCTCATACTATGCAGGCTGGCTTCACTCAAAGGTTAAATACGTTGAAGAAGACTGTATCTTCTGTGGCTCCCGCGAAGTCCTTGACTTCGGCGAGGACAACGATGGCAGTCACTTCGCATATTGCCACGATTGCAGCGCGCGTTTCATGACCACCAATTAAGCAGCAGTCTCATGATACAGATACAATTTTCTGACCGCATTGTCTCCTACGACACATTCGTCCGCGACCTCTCAGCATCCATCGTCAAGCAAATCAAGGATGCGAAGGAAGACCCCAAGACAATGTCGCAGCGTGAAGCCTATCGCGCTTTTGGGCGTGGCAACGTGGAGCGATGGGTAAGGAAAGGGTTGATTGAGGGACACAAGCGTCCGGGCAAGGTCGAGTATTATACAGCGGAGCTGCGTATGCTCCAGGCACGCTCACAAGACTACTTCTGACAGTCCACTCATTCTACATATCAAGCCAGCGGAAGGGAATCCCCCTGTAAAGGCCTTAAACCGATGACTGGCGGGGAATAGTACCGCCACAAGCCAAAGGCAGGCGTACACCAAGATAATTTCGGTATAATACATTACGTTATGGTTTTTTAGTTTTTTCGGGAATGAATCAGGCACGATTTATCAAAAGTAAAGACAAGAAGTTGCACAGCGGTGCATGCTTGGTGGTCCGTTCGATTCGGAACTTTGGCACAACGGCAATGCCGAATCATTATTAACAAATTAATCAAAACAAGCTATGAGCAACATTCAACTCACCGTCGAAGAGCTTAACAAGATGCAGCCTCTCGACATCATCACGTCCGAAGCCGTCCGTTCGCGCTTCATTCAGATTTATGATACCCTTTGGGGTGCAGGTTCCGGGCTTCCTGCTTATGAGCGCGAGGCCGTCTACTTCAATGGCATACTGCGCGACAACGACAAACTGCAGAAGGCCACACGTTTCTCAATCTTCACTTCCTTCATCGACCTTGCCGTTAGCGGTCTGTCGTTGGAGCCGGGCGTGCGTGCGCTCTGTTACCTGATGGGGCGTAACTACTGCGTTGGTCAAGACCAAACAGGCAAGAAGATTTATGAAGGCCGTCTTGTGCTCACCATCAGCGGCTATGGTGAATTGGTGTTGCGTGCTCGTGCTGGGCAGATACGCCATGCTGACAATCCTGTGCTCGTTTATGAGGAAGATGGATTCTCATTCACAGACCAAAACGGAAGCAAGCAGGTATCTTACACATGCAACCTTCCACACACTTCCAATCACATTGTCGCCGCATACCTTCGTATCGCAAGGGCAGACGGTTCCATCGACTACGCAGTTATGCTTGAAGAGGACTGGCTTCGCCTTCAGGAGTATTCGGCAAAGAACAATCGCTATTACGACCGCGACAAAAACCAATGGGTAGCGAATCCTAACGAGCTTTACGGTGCTGGTGGTAGTGGCATTGATTCGGGCTTCCTTTGTGCAAAGCTTATCAAGCACGCCTTCAAGACATATCCGAAGGTTCGCATCGGTAAGGCAGAGCTGGAGAGCCAACAGTCAGAAGAGGAACAGCAGGACATCGACGGCTTCTATAATGTTGATGGCGCTCAGCCTTCCACAGCTCCTAAGCAAGAAGCCACCCCCTACGGCAATCAGCCTGACATGTCTGCAGGTGTAACAGTTGACCCTGCAAAAGCCCCTGACGGTAATGACGATGGAACTTTCTAACCAATAAACATTACCATTATGGCAACCGAATTAGCAATTATCCGCAAAGAGAACATTGAGGTTATCGTGTCCTCTGCACCTACTGCCTACAATGAGAATACTGTTAGCCACGACCGCTGCATTGATGCTGGCGAGGCTCTTCTTGCAAGGATGCAGCAGGGAATGACTGGTGAGCTTGACCAAGAGGCAGCTACGTTTATTGAGAAAGCGCGTAAGACTGTACGCAAGATGAATGACAAGCGTTCTCCGCTAACCAAGCTGTTCGATGACATTCGTACTGCCTTCACCGGGATGGAGAATGACATCGACGTGGGCAAGAGCGGTTCTATTCCGTACATGATTCAGCAGGAACGCAATAAGTTCGCCGCAAAGAAGAGAGAGGAAGAGCTGGCACGTCAGCGCGAGGAAATGCGCAAGCAACAGGCAAAACAGGCTGGCATTAAGTACCGTTCCGACTGTGACGCTGACTACCTGAGACAGCTGAATGGCCTCATAAGCTTCAACATTGATTGGTTGCGCGATATATTTTCTGAGATTACGCTTGAAAACTACGATAGGCGGAGTGCCGAAATAGAGAACTTCGACATCAATTTCCCCGAAGACTTCTTGCGGACGCTTCGGTCTGCGGCCACATTACCTCCTGCCGGAATGATTTCTGCGGAAGAATTGAAGAACATACGCACGGCAAGCCTGAACGCTATCATGCGTACATTCCGCGATGAGTTCAAGAGCGAGTTGTCAAAAGAGAAGATGCACATCCAAATGCTTATGCCATCAAAGAAGATGGAGCTGGAGCGTGCGGCCAAGGCAAGTGCAGAAGAAGCAGAGCGCATACGTCAGCAAATGAAGGAGCGCGAAGAAGCAGAGGCAAAGCGTATGGAGCTGGAGCGGCAGCAGCGCGAACAACAGCAGCGCGTGGAGGCCGAAATGAAGGCAGCACAAGAGAATATGGGCGACCTCTTCGAACAGGCATCTGTCAGTATGCCGTCCTATCAGCCGAAAACATCTGTCAAGAAGCGTCTCGTTGCGCTCAATGTTGAAGCCTTCCCTGAAATCATTGCTTTGTGGTGGAGGAATGAAGGCTGCAAGCTCTCTGTTGAAGAACTTACCAAGATGTTCAAGAAGCAGATTACCCTATGCGAGAAGTGCGCTAACAAGGATGGTATTTTCATCAGGTCCGAGCACATCTGCTACGAGGACGAAGTAAAGGCAAAGTGATATGATTATTGTCCCATCGTATAACTACTACGAGCGCGGCGAGGTCAGCAATAGCGACCTTACGACATTGAAGAACCTCCTGCATCCCCGGTTTATGGCCGGGGACAAGGAGGTCATCTTCCGCTTCGGCTCTCTCGTTGATGCGCTTATCACGGAATCGGACAAGGTAAATCACTATTCGCGCACCATTGCCGACGACCCTGTGCCTTACACGGAAGCAGAATGGCAGCACGCTATGGATATGCGAAATGCGCTGATTAGCGAGTCCAGCCGTGACCCCTTCCTGCTGAAAGTGCTATCAACTGCCTACACGCAGACGGCTATGGTTAATCCTGAGCAACCGCTTGAATACGGAATGTTCCCATTCTCCCTACCTGTACGCTGCAAGTGGGACTGGTGGCTGCATGAATGCAACTTCGGCGGCGACCTCAAAACAACCTTTGCCAGCACACAGAAGGAGTTTGACGAAGCAATAGACTTCTTCGATTGGGATAGGAGCCGTGCCTTCTACATGGATATTGCACGCTCTGAACGTGACTTCATCTATGCCATCAGCAAGAAGAATTGCAGGGTGTTCAAGCACTTTATCCGTCGTGGCGATGCTACCTATCAGCGTGGACGCGCAAAGTATGAAGAGCTGGCTTTCCAGTATTGGTGTCTTAACCTTAACACGGATAAACAATGAAGACTCTGTTCGTTGATGTCATGCTGAATGGGCGCTTTCTGTTTACGCTCGTTTACAAGTACTGCCCTGCGTTCCGGCTGTCGCTTGAAGATATTGCCGCCAAGGTTATAGAGAAACGCCCTTCTCTGAGAAACAAACCATTTGAAATGTTTATTGATTGATATGGATATTCTCTGCCGTGTAACTGCCAACGGACTTGTTCCGATGTATGATTCCGACTTCGACGAAAAGAAGCGTCTGAAAGAAGGTGAGACAGTCATGTGTACTGTTCGCAAGCCTCGCAACTATGAGTTTCACAAAAAATTCTTCGCACTCGTTCGCCTCACCTACGAAAACCTTCCTGAGCGTCTTGTGCGTATGCTTGGCGTGCGCAGTGAGGAAGATATGCTCGACTGCTTCAAGCTCGACCTCGGGCTATTCACGCAGGTATGGCATGGCCGTCGGCCTATTGCCAAACTCGGCAGCATCAGCTTCGCGGCAATGGACGAAACGGAGTTCCAGAACTTCTACAACCGTTGTGTGGATATTGTTCTCACAAAATATCTACGAGGAACTACTCGGCAGGAACTTATCGAAGAAGTGGAACAATTCAAGTAACTACTATGACAAGCATCCAGCATCATCTGAACGTGCAGCCTTACCCCTATCAGTTGGAGGGTATCAGCTTCGGCCTACAGCGTCGCCGCATCTTCATCGGTGACGAGCCGGGTCTTGGTAAGACGCTACAGTCAATAGGCATCATTGACACGGCTAACGCTTATCCTTGTCTCGTTATATGCCCTTCCTCTCTCAAAATAAACTGGCAAAGGGAGTTCGAGCGTTTCACGGACAAGAAAGCAATCGTCCTGGACAATAACACGCGCACCACTTGGCCGTACCTTCTGCAAATGAAGATGCACCATGTGGCTATCGTCAACTACGAATCCCTGCGCAAGTTCTTTGTGTGGGACACAAAGGGCGGCAAGTCCTTCCGGCTGAAAGATGTGGTATTCTGTCCTCAGATTAAGATGTTCAAGTCTATCATCATCGACGAATCGCACCGTGTCAAAGACCCATCGGCACAGCAGACAATCTTCACCAAGGGAATAGCAACGGGAAAGGACTGGATTATACTTCTGTCCGGCACGCCTGTTGTCAATCGTCCTGAAGACCTCGTTTCCCAGCTCTCCATTATGAATCGCCTCAATGAGTTTGGCGGCAAAGCACAGTTCCTTTCCATGTATGGGGAGTGCGAAAACTTGGAAGACTTGTCTTCGCGACTCTATTCTTCTTGCCTCATCCGCAGGGAGAAGGCAAAAGTCCTAACAGAACTTCCTGACAAGACACGCTGCGACCTGTATGTGGATATATCCAACCGCGAAGAATACAACCTCGCTTCGAAAAACCTTGCGGAATACCTTCGCCAGTATAAGGAGTGTTCTGATGCAGAGATACGCCGAAAGATGCGCATGGAGGCATTGGTGCAGTTTATGACGCTGCGCTCACTCTCCGCGATGGGGAAGGTGGAACAGGCCATCGACTTTGCCCGCAACTTCCTTGCGTCCGGCAAGCAGCTCATCATCTTCTGCTCCTATCATGACATTGTGGATGCTCTCTGCAAGGCATTCCCTACGGCTGTTCGCGTTACAGGACGTGATAGTCTTGCAGCAAAACAAGCTGCCGTTGACAGTTTCCAAAATGGAAATAGCCAGCTCATCATCTGCTCAATCAAGGCTGCAGGTGTAGGACTGACGCTCACGGCCTCATCCAACGTGGCTTTTGTGGAGTTCCCGTGGACGTATGCAGATTGTTGTCAGTGTGAGGATAGGGCACACCGTATCGGTCAGAAGGATAACGTGACATGCTACTATCTTATAGGGCGCGGAACCATTGACCATGCGCTCTATAACATCATTCAGCAGAAGAAGTCTGTTGCCAATCAAATCATGGCAAGCGATGATGACATACCTACGTCCGAGGCTTACTTTAACGAGCTTGTAAACTCTTTATTCACACCAGATATATTTACCCCATTTATTCACTAATTAAAAACAAAGTTGCTATGACAAAAAATGAACTGGCTGACGCTCTTGTCGGCAAAACATCACTCACAAAGTCCCAAGCTCTTGAAGCTATCGACGGACTCATTGAAGCCTCCAAGGATGCTTTCGTCCGTGGCTCAAACATCTATCTGCGTGGCTTAGGCACATTCAAGGTAGAACAACGTGCAGCAAAGACAGCACGCGACATCAGGCGTGGCACAACTGTTCGGGTTCCTGCTCGTAATACCGTGAAGTTCTTGCCATGCGACGAACTTAAAGAAAGACTGAACTAATGTGCCTGGCGTTTCGTCAGGGAGTATAAACAAAACAAATTTTATTTATTATGATTAACAAAGTTTTAGGTCAGGAGTTTACCGACCCCGAGGCAAGGCGGCAGTTCTTGCTCGACAATGCAGACGGCGTGGTAGAAATGGACTATCACAAGCAGTTTGACGCGGACGAACTGGCAAAGAAGAAAACGGTGCTCTCCGAGGTGTGTATCAGTATTAACGACATCGAAGAGGACATCAAGGATTATCGCGCCAAGGCGAATGAGAAGCTTAACCCATTAAAGGAATCCCGCAAGCAACTTCTCACGGACATCAAGTCTAAGGGACGGATGGTAAAGGAGAAGTGTTATTGCTTCATCGAGCATGAGGAAAAGATGGCTTGCTTCTACAATGGCGAGGGTGTGCTTGTATCTTCACGCCCTGCTACACGCGACGAGCTGAAACAGCCGACAATCTTCCAAATCCAGCGTGCGGCAAACGAATAGTAACAACGCCTTGCGGATTTCCGCAGGAATAATAATAACCCTTTAATAATTTTCAAAATGAACACAGAGAAATTAAACATCAACTTCGCCGAGGGCGAAGGAGTGAAGGAAATCATCCTCCGCGAAACAAACCATGTGAATGAGCCGTTGCCTATCCTTGAGCCTAAGAATGTTGCCATTATTGGCACAATCTCTGCGCCATTCGCTTTCCTTGAAAAGCGTTGGGGTGCTGGTGTGTGCGAGTGTGATTGTGAAGGCAGTCGTCCTGCTCCGCAAATCGACCACGAACGCACTCACATCATCGTTGACCGAGACCATTTGAAGATGATACTCGTATGCAATGAGACAGACGCTCGTAATGAAATGACGATTACGGGAAAGATTGAGCTGTCTCGCCAGTTCAAGGCGTTTGGTGTCAATATGGACGACGTATCGTTTGAACCTGAACAACTGGCAAACTTCTTCCGTATCAACCGCTCATACTTCAAAGACCGTGCCGAGAACATGGTTCTTGTTTCCAACCTAAAAGCCTTCCGTGCAAAGATTGAGACAGAGGTGGAGCGCGAGAAGAAGGATAACGGCTCTGTCACCGATGTCTATAAGAAGGTGGTAAACTCCAATCTCCCTGCATCTTTCAAGGTTTGCATACCCATCTACAAGGGCGCAGAGCCGGAGGAAATCGAGATAGAGGTTATTGCCACTGTGAACGGACGTGACGTTTCGCTGGAGCTTATTTCTCCCGATGCCGCCTCCATCGTTGAGGAAGTGCGCGACAAGCTCATTGACGAGCAACTTGATAAGATTAGGGAGTTTGCTCCTGAAATCCCAATCATTGAAGTGTGATGGGTAACCTCAGAATGACTTTCGACCAGATGCTTGCAAGGGCGAACACAGAACGCCCTCGCAAGCGTCCATATGACGAAGAGCACCGCATCCAGTGCGCATGTGTGCAGTGGTTCCGCTATCAGTACCCGGACTATCGTCACAATCTGTTTGCCGTTCCCAACGGTGGCCGTCGTGACAAGGCGACGGGCGCAAAGATGAAAGCGGAGGGTGTGCTTGCGGGTGTGGCTGACCTCATACTGTTAAAGCCCAACGCCAAACACGGTGCCTTGCTCATCGAAATGAAAACGCGCATAGGTCGCCAAGTAGAGACGCAGCGCGAATGGCAACGCCTTATCGAAAAGGACGGTTACAAGTACGTCGTGTGCCGCTCTCTCGACGATTTCATCCGCGAGGTGAACAATTATCTATCCATCGTTTAAAAACAATTCACTATGTCCAGACGGAAAGCAACAAACTATTTCTCCCATGACAGCAATGCCAGGAATGACGAGAAGCTCGTACGCTTGCGCATGAAGCATTCAGCAGCAGGATATGGAGTTTACTTTATGCTACTTGAGCGATTGAGGGAGGAAGCAGACTATATGAGTGTCAAAGATTACAACATGTTAGCCTTTGACCTTCGTGTGGATGCTGCGCTTATCAAGTCTGTAATTGAAGACTTCGGGTTATTTGCCTTTACCGAAGACGGTAAGTGTTTCTACTCCGAAAGCTTCAAGAGACGAATGAATGAGAAGGACGAGAAGCAAAAACTACTTTCCGAAGCAGGAAAACGTGGCGGCGAGAAACGATGGGGTGTTTCGTTCCTGTCGGGTGGCGATACACAAACATCGGGTGGCGATTGCCTCCCGATACAAAAACTATCGCAACAAAGCAAAGAAAAGAAAGAAAAGAAAGAAGGAGAGATTATCGCGCCCGCGCACGATAATGTCAACGAACTCTATCTTGAAAAATTCTTTAAGACGAATAATGAGCGTATAGAAGCATTGCTTATAAGCCTTGGCCTTTCCCCGGGAGACAGGGCGCGACTGGAGGAGGTGGCGAAAGAGGTCATCAATGAATGGGACATCAGCGAGGCTTTCCATACCAGCTATCAGGATTGGTCGAGCCATCTTATTTCCACCTGCCGCATCAAGCTAAAGAAGGAAAACGCATCTTCCGGGGAAAAGGATAAGAAGGATGCAGCACTGAAAAGAGCTGCGCGTCTGCGGGATGAAGAGAACAGGGAACGTTCAAGGCAGCGTGACGAATGGGTAAAAAACTCCGTGAGCCATGCGGATGCGAAGAACGACCCGGAATATCTGAGGGCGCTACAGGAGAGTTGAATGTTTAACCTACAAAACAAAAGAAACTATGAGTATGTTACCGAGATTATGCGTGTTCAACACGCTGAACTATGAGAAGCTGAACGACATGGACGAAGAAGCGAAGAAGAAATTCGTGCTGCATCACGTCAAGTCTGTTCTCAGCGGCAACATGAAGGGCGAGCGCAAGAAGCCTATCATCCCATTGGACGATGAGAGAACCTATGACGTTGCTGTGGACTACACGGCCATTGACACCTTCTATGAAGAGCATGGGCATCTGCTTGCCACGCTGGAATGCGAGCGAATCAAGGGCAAGCTTTCCGTGTCGCTCATAAGCATGGAGTATAAGGAATCATAAAGTGAAATGGTATGAATACTAATGGAAAGTACATCACAATCCCCTTGTCGCTCGCGATAAGGATGCGAGGCGCAATGAGCACCAGTGGAAATTTCATGTGCGAGTGTGCGGATTGGAAGAAGAGAGGACTGCATGGACATGGCTATGCGTATGAATTCTCGCATGGTTGTGAATTGCAGAAATTGGCCATGAAAATAGACAGGAAAATCAAAGCATCATCAAAACAAAACCCCAAAATCAAAACAAAATGAAAAAGCAACAATGTACGGTATGTGGCGCTACCAACGCCACCAAATCCCCCAACGGAGTTTACATCGTCTATGAAGATGGCCATTATGAGCCTTTCAACGGCGAGAACAGCAAAGAGAATGTGAAGTACGTCGGAATCGTCCATGACGGCCATGCCTTCTGTGTGGCACTCAAAGACCTTGGCGAGTTCCCACTTGTAAAGGACATAAGGAAGTGTCCTGACGAAAGCGACTTGTATGTACGTCGCGAGTGTGACGCGCTCAATGATTGGGAGTACGTCGAGCGCACAAAGCACATTCAGGAAGTCGGTACCGACATTCCATTGGAAGAAGGCGAATACCTGCCATCCCTGCCCATGCTCGTTGCTATGTGCTATTGGGCAGAAAGAGGGCTTAATGCGGCTCTTGAATATGTCGGCGGTGAACCGCTTCGTATGGATGAATACTACTGGAGTGCGACGGAGTACGGTAGCACTTACGCATGGGGCGTGTACTTCGGCAGTGGCAGCGTCGGCTACTACACCAAGTGCAGCGGTTGCGTGGCGAGGGCTGTGGCAGCATTTAACCTCTAACCTTTCACCTATAGGATGGGGTGCTCAAACACCCCATCCAAAAAATTTTTTCAAAAATGCCAATCAAACCCGAAAACAAAAAGAGATACCCGGCCAACTGGAAACAGATTCGTGCCGACATTTTGGAGCGTGCCGAAAACCGTTGCGAGTTCTGCGGCATCCTGAACTACACCATCAGGGAGAATGGTTCAAAGGTTGTGCTCACAATCGCGCACCTTGACCATACGCCTGAGCATTGCGAGTACAGCAACCTGCGTGCCCTCTGTCAAAAGTGCCACAACAGTTACGACGCTCCTCACCGGGCAGAAACAAGGCGAACAAATGTAAATCACAAATCAAAGAACAATTAAAACCAAAAGAGTATGAAAAAGACAGTCTTAGTATTAGCAGCATTGACGTTGTTATCATCATGTGGTGCAAGCAGGTTTCAGTTACCGGATAGTGTTTATGAGCCTTGCAGGGTGACTTATATCCGTCATAATTCCAACCCGAACGGCACTCATTTATTCACCATGGAAGTGTGCGACGCAAAGGGGGTGGCTTATATAGTATCAACGAATGAATATCATGCTGTCGGTAAATACTACATGATGAGGAAGTAACAAACACAGTAAAAATAACTCACTAACTAAATAAACAACATAACAATGAACGACAATTTTAACGAGTATGCTGTCAAAGGCAAAAGGGTAGTTGATGGCTCGAATGTGGAAACATTCTCAAAGCAAATTGTAAGCTGCAACATTATCACGGTTGAGGTCGGAACAACAGGACACATGGGCGGCGATACTGGTCATGGCGGCAGAACATACTTCCGCATTTCTGATGATGCCAGCACAGACATGAGCTGCAAGGTGACTGGAGAAAGCTGCGGCAATGCCGGTCAGATAGAAATCATGTTCGGCGGCGACTGCGAACTGGACACATTCATTGAGGCACTTGAATTTGCAGTCGAAACATTGAAGCGCCAAACAGATTACACCCGCGTTAAGACTAACAAGGAGCTAAAACAAGAGGCTTTCAGGGAATATCTGCGCGATGTTATCACTTATTACCGCGACAAGGGAGGCCTGAAGTACATGAGCGACCTCCGTAAACATGGCGTGTCTGCTATAACAAAGACGCAGTTCTTTGAGTGTGGGCTTCACGATGCAGCAAGAAACAACGACTTTCTTCTTGACCAAGAGTATTGCAATAGGGTGTATGAGTATGTCCTTGACCGCACAAATACAATTCCTGCACCGAGATACATAAACAAATAGCCTATGAACCAACTCATAACATGGAAGGTCGTGAAACGGAACAGATACGGCCACAGGTGGATTGAAGAACCTGCGGAGCGCGTAGCGTTCAGGATGAAGTGTAAGTATATAAAAATGGGCTGTATCTGTGAGAAAAATTATTTTTGTATTGAACAGTACGACAAGAGGAAGGGCATTCTTGCACATCTGCATGGCTGCACTCCAAATGTGGACTGTCCGCGCCTTCATCGTTGGGACAAAAAGAACGAGCTGGAAAAGCCCTATACAATAACAATAGCGGCTAATCATTGAACAGTATGGAAGACATAGACAAGAAACTGCAACCCCGTAAGGATGGCCAAATAATGTCCATCTTCGCTGACGGGCGATTGATTGAAAAGATTAAGTAAAGGAAACAGCATCATGAAGAAAATAATGTTTAGCGACCGATATGGGCTGACGCAAGCCGTATTGGATGGAAAAAAGACTATGACGCGACGAGTTGACAAGAGGCTCAATCACCCGCTTGTGACCGACATATCCGAGTGGGGAATTGGCGACAAGGGGAAATGTTACCTCGCCATCACCTATTCAACAGGACTGACCGAAGAAGTATATCCAGCCTATCAGATAGGCGAAGAGGTGGCCATTGCGCAAAAGTATTGGGACTTGCGCGAATGCAACGCATTCTACGAGGCATTACAGAAGGCTGACCCCACATTCCCGCTGGAGTGTATCAAAGGCGAAAAAGGGTGTGACAATAAGATGTTTGTCAAAGCCGACTGGATGCCCCACCGCATCCGCATCACCAACATCAAAGTTGAGCGGTTGCAGGACATCACGGAGCTGGAGTGTATCCGTGAGGGCGTAAAGATAAAGAAGGGCAACCGTAACGGAGAGCGTCCCTTTGGAGTGTTCACCTTCGAAGGGTGGGGCGACTATTCGTTTACGGCACGCGAAGCCTTCTTTGCGCTCATCGACCGCATCAGTGGACGTGGTACATGGCAGAGCAACCCCTGGGTGTTCGCCTACGAATTTGAACTGATTCACTAAAAGATGAATGAATAATTGATATAATAAACTATGACTGAACAAGATTTCCAAAAACAAGTGTGGCGGACGTATGACCAGATTACAACCGCAGAAGGTGTGAGAGGCAAGGTGCTGAACGTGTGCTTCACAACCAAGAGCGTCAGGGCGTACATCAGCGGTTCGCCCGAATGGATTAGGTGCGAACTCATCGAGACGCACACAACAGCCAAAGGTACCAATGCAGACGAGCAGACAACCATCGAAATGCTGCAGGATAAATTGAACCGCGCTGAACAGCGCATCAAATCCCTCGAACTCGCACGTGATAACCTGCAGGAAAAAATAAGCAAGAACTATATTCGCGACTTGCTGGGAGCCGTGAATATGATGCAGCAGGGATTAGCAGAAAAGAAGCACAAAATTGAAATGATAGAGACCGGGCTGCACTCAGTGACGGAAATAGTCCAAAAGATTACGGATGTACCTGAATGATATACATCCCTATGCTCTGCCAAAACTAATCAGTCGCATAACAACAAAAACATTATAACTATGGCAAAAGAAACAGTCCTACAGGCTATTATAGCCCACATCTTCGGGCATAAGTATTACGCTAACATCATCAACACTCGCGGCACAGACAAGTGTGAGATAAGTTCATTTATCCATCGCTCGAAGGATGCTGCGGAAAGGCACAAGCGCGAAATCGAATCAACGCGCTCCTTCCTCTATGTTGAGACAATTTCATTCCGCTCTCACAAAGATTATTAGTGTTCTTCGTGGTTCTGCCACGAAGATTAAAACTTAAAACCAGTATTCGACAACAATAAACTACCTTTGCAATATGATTGTAAGATTTCGACTTTTTCTCGCTGGTATATGGCGGTGGTATCGCCATCGCGCACTATATGTGATAGCCGACCCTCGCGACAACTCCGTCACGCTCTCGCGCCTCCTTTTTGAGCACATGGGCGTGATGAAACAGGAAACAGCAAAGGTCTTCGTGTTCAGACTTGGCAACGCAGCCGTTGACTCAGTAGGGAAAAGCGGTTCCAACTATGCCTTTGCGCTCAACCCTCCTTTGGGGGGCCAGCCGACGCAGCTTTGCGATATACAGTATAACAGCAAGCATCGAACAATCGGATTTGAAACGCTTTGCCCTTCTGTCAATCGCATCTTCTACGACTACGGATTGCCGTCCGACAAGCCCGCAAAGCTCTCCGTTGATACAGCCCTTGCCATCAGGACAGACATGAAAGCAAAAGACGAGCCAATGTTGTACTACATAATCCTATCGCCCCATGCAGTCGCTCGTTCCTAACTCTCGCCGTCCCGATGTCACGTTCTATCCCTATGGGCGCATTGACATTTCTTCACGCGTTGCGGTCGTGCTTGGACTGCAACGCGGCGATGTTATCGACGTGGCAGAGCACAAAGGGGAGTATCTTCTGTATGTGCGCCGCAGGGCTAAGGATGTCATTGGCCGTCATGAGGCGTTTGTGTTTCCATCATGCAGGGGAAAGAGATATGCCAACAACTTCCGTTCGTACTCCCGGAAACTCTGTCAGGCCATGTACGAGGCTTCTCAGCCGCCATCCAATGGCGGCGACAAGAAGCTTCGCCTCTCAGTTGGCGAACCTGTCACCATAGAGAACTACGGCACCGCCATGCCGATTATAACACGCAACCCATTATAACACTATCGCCATGATAAAGGAAATTAAATACAAAGGATTTACCGCAACACCATCCGACTACGAATGTCCCGATGGTGATTTGACTGCAGCCATCAACCTTGTGCCTGAAGATGGCAAGCTTACCCCAATACAAGGGGGAAGTGTCATTGACACTTTGGGTACTGGAGAAGAAGTTATCTTCGTGCATGTCGTCGATGATGGCACAAAGCACCTGATTATTAAGGTTGGTAACTCATTATACTATCGAGAGTCTAACGGAAGCGAGAAGCCGCTGATAAAGACCTACGATGTCGGCACGTTCAAGTGTTCTGCTACGGGCAATGTCCTTTGTGTTTATGGGGTTGGAGAGATTGAGCATTTTCTGTTTCTTCATGGCGCATATCGCCCATTAAGTGTTGGTGACTATTCTATTGCCGTTTTGTTTGGACTAGAAGCTACACCGACAAGCAAGGCAAGCACAATCAATGGACTTCTGATAGATGCGAATGGCACGAGTGTATCAACTTGGACTAACGTGGTGACGCAAGATTACACGCGAACAGCAAATAATTACATCACCGTATATTGCAACCTTGAAGCTGGAAAGACGTACAGATTCCATATTACAATGAGCCCGGCAAACAATTCATATATAGGATTGACGTTGTATGACTCAAGTAATAATCATGAAGCAGTGCCTGGCAGTTATAACTATTTTAATCATGTTAATTATTACGAGTTCACGCCAAGCATAAATGCAGTTAGAGTTATCGTGCAGATTGTACATGCTTCAAGTGGTGGTATGGACGGTATTAACAACTGGGTTATTAATAGCTCATACTCTGGAACAATTACTATAGACAAGCAGGTCGAACAGATTCAGCCAAGCGGAACTTATCTGTATAATGCGGTGGAATCTGTCAATACTGCGCTTCTTGGTGTTGCTAATGACCTTCTTGCCGACATAAGGAATGCTAATAGGTTTGCCTTGCCCTTCTTTGTTAGATATGGGTTCCGTATGATAGGAGGTGACATCGTAACCGTGTCGCCACCTATTCTGATGGAGCCGAACACAGAAGTAACGCCTGTTATGGAGGTAAACAATATAACGCCGAATCAGACGAATACATATTTTAGCGGTCAGGTAACCGCAAAGGCTTATTCTTGCAAGTTAAAATACATGGTTAGGGATGTTGAGCGGCTTCGGTCTCTGATGGAGGTTGACGAACTTATTGATTCGCTCGTTATCGCTGTTTCAGAGCCAGTATATCTATACAAGGAAGGTGCTACGCAGACGGAAATAGCAAACAGCGTGCATGTAACAAGTACAAAGCCAGGCAACAAATGCTATGCAATGGATGGAATCAAAGAGACAGCCGGAACAACAGCAGAGGCGTATCTTACGCTTCCTCATTTCATAGAAGATTATGAAGACAGGCTTGTTTCTGTTACTGCGTCTGGATTCAAAATCATAAAGGAAATAAGCAAGAATGATATATCACTCGTTGATTATTTCGTAGATGTCCCTCTTGATGATGGCATTATTGCTGGTCTGTCAGGTATAACAGGCAGTGAGCGCATGGTTCCTGACAATGTAGAGAACCTATCTACGTTCGATGCTAAATATGTGATGTCGTACAACCAGCGTGAGCATATGCTTGGCGTGTCTGATTGCATGTCAAAGGGATTCGACCTCGATGTTATGTGTGGGTACATACAAGGCACTGAGCATGGGACAAACTATAAGGTTGGCTGCAGGCTGCGCGAGTCCGACGATTTGCAGTACCTGATTCGCGGAAAGAAACTGGAATCTTCACTAAACCGCAGGTGGTTCTACTATCCGAGCGACAAGGCAGAAGAGGCCGTGATATACGAAAATGGGACCTATGCAACAATACAACTGTTTAAGCATCCTTTCTTGAAGGGTGCGTACAGGCTGAACGAGACTGCACCTTCTGCAAGTCAAGATAGCAGTGGAGGCGTTGATGCGCAGACTCAACTAATATCAGAGAGCAGCCCAAACAAGGTGTATGTGTCCCTTCAAGGGAACCCGTTGGTTATAGAGCAGCGCATACGTGTGGGCGATGGCATCCTGATTGCAGCGGCATCCAACACAAAGCCCATATCACGCGGCCAAATGGGACAGGCTCCATTATTCGCATTCTCTTCGGATGGTGTTTGGTCACTGGAAATTAACAGCGAAGGCAAATACTCCGCTCGTCAGGCAGCATCGAGGGATGTCTGTAGGAACATTGACAGTATTACGCCAATTGACCGTGCCGTGCTCTTTGCGACAGACAGGGGAATTATGGCATTGACAAGTGCCGATGAAGACTCCATCTGCATCAGTGACTCCATCACTTCCAAGGAACATTTCTCTTTGTCTGACCTTCCGCGTCTCAGCAACCTTTCTAACGAAATGATAACCGTAGCCGGAGACATCGTGCCGTTCTTGGAGTTCCTGCCAGGAGCAAGGATGCTCTATGACTACACGCACCAGCGTATCATCGTCTATAATCCCGAAAAGGATTATGCCTACGTCTATTCGCTCAAATCGAAGCAATGGGGCATGATGGAGTCAGGCATTAAGTATTCCATCAATTCCTATCCCGAATGCCTTGCCGTTGATGGCGACAATAACATCATCAACCTTTCAAGTGTTCCCGAAGTCAGCACTTCGCAAGAGGAAGAAGAGACACAAACGGAAACGACAGAAGAGACGGAAAGCGAAACAGAGAATGAAGAGACAACCGAAGAAGAGGAAGAAGTTGGCGATGTTGGCACGGATGATGATGTGCAGCAGGATGGCGTGTTTACCGCCAATGCTTTGCTTGTCACACGCCCAATAAAGCTTGATGCCCCAGACTTGCTAAAGACTGTTGACACCATTATACAGCGAGGTTACTTCCGCAAGGGGCACATAAAGACAATTCTCTACGGTTCCCGCGACTTGTTTAACTGGCATCTGATATACTCATCAAATGACCATTATCTGCGCGGATTCCGTGGCACACCTTACAAGTATTTCCGCATTGTGCTTCTGTGCAGTCTTTCGGAAGATGAATCCATATTCGGGTGTACCGTACAGTTCACACCTCGACTTCTCGACCAGCCAAGATAAGCGATGCATGAAAGATTTATTGAAAACCATGTTGTTCTGATTAGAGGTTAAGTTAATAATGGTTATGTGTGAAGGCATCCGTCCGTGAGGATAGATGCCTTTTTTGTAGCAGGGAATAAAAAACACCCATCCTCACGGACGGGTGCAAACACCTATTAACTAAATCAGACGAATTATGAAAAAAAATAGAACACATTATCTCTGTTTGTTCATCCGAAAGGAGATAGCGGGCGCCTTACTCTTCCGACGCGGCCATGCAGACAGACTCTTATCTGCTGCTCGGCATCTTCGATTTTCTTGCTCCAGTTGGCTTCGCTCTCTGGCTTCGTCAGACTCATCCAGTCGGCTACAACCTTATAGACCAAATACTCATGGATTATCTCCTCCAGTAGCGTGACCGTCGTTTCGGAAAAATCGTTGGGGACTTTCAGCTTCATGACGTACTCGTCCTCTTCCTCCAGTTCGTTGTCACGGCGGCTGCGCTCATTTACCTCTTTCTTGGAGTAGGGGTAGCACAATTCCACACAGGAGGCGAAGGCAAGGTTAAGGACGCGCGTCACGCGGTCTATATTGCCTTCGTCGCCCACGTCAAACACTTGGTGCTTTGCGTGCTCATCCTTACGCTCCATCAGGTCGCCCTCGATAAAGCAGTAGTTCTTGATGTCGTAAAGCAGTGCCTCGCGCTCAAAGTGTAGGAATACCTCCTTGCGAAATTGTAACATGGCCCGATTGCTTACTCACCAGTTCCAGATGATGCAGCTGCTACACTCTTTGAGGCAACTGCACTGTCATACATACCACTCCTCGAAGCAATAGCCCTGACGAGCACACCGGCTTCAACGGTCAGCGGGGTGGTGTATATCGGGCTGAATGCGTTCGGCATGCTGCCATCGAGTGTGTAACGGATTTCGGCACCATTTGTCGATGTCGAAATGCTTATGTTGCCAGTGCTGTTACCATCTTGGGTGATAACAGGCGTGGCGACATTGGCAGTGTCGAAGCGACTTTCGGCGCTTTCTGCACCTCTGCGTGTCGGGCGAACGCGCTTGTTCAGACTCTCGCGAACAAGTTCCAGATTGGCATTGGAGAGGTTCACATAGTCTGCGGCATCGTTCTTGTCCGTGATGGTAAACCAGTCACTTGTTGCGACGTTCACGATGTACTGGTGCAGCTGGGAGGTGATGGTGTCAACCGTGGCGTGGTTGTAGTTCGTCGGCATGGTCAGCGCCAGCTTCAACTCTTCGGTTTCATCTGAAATCATTTCGTTGTCGCCGCTTGACTGAGAGCTGACAATGTACTCGCTCAGCTTGGTCTTCAACGTGGAGAAAGCATTCTGAATGCTGCGCAGCAGCTGGTTCAGGTTCTCGTCATCGTCGTTGGCCTGCATGTTGGCAACCTCTTCGTGGTTCTGCCCGTTCTGGCGGCTGCGGCCTGTCAGGTAGGTCTTGTTCTGTACTTCGTAGAGCAGTTCCGACATGTACAGGGTGATTGTAACAATACTTTTTGTCATAGTTGTAAATTTGGTTATTTGTTAAACAATAATTTTAATTGCCTTTTTAGTGTGTGATACTCCTTCGGGTGGGCTTTTTCTTGAAGAACACCTTGCTCATTGCCTCGTTAAGTTGTGCAGCCGCTTCGCGTGCATAGCTTTCCGACTCTGCTTTGTTTGTCAGTTTGTACCACTGGCTCACGATATGATAGGTAATGCAGTTCTGTACGTTTGTCGTAATGCTATCCGTAAGGTTCGTATCGTAACTGCTGCTTACTTCCAGCACTGCAACATAGTTGGTGGTAGTAGTCAGCGACTTAATGAAACGCTTCATGGCCTCCGTCACGCCATCGCAAGCTGATTGCCAAAACTGGCCGAGCATGTCCGCTTCGCTGCCTGTGGTAGATATGCGGTCAAATGCGCCATCGTCGCCAACAAAACGGTCACCTGCGTAATTCGTCAGTCTGCCAACGTCATTAAGCACCGTTTCTTTATTGATTGTGATGGTTATATCTGTCATAATGCATCTTTTGGGAGCAAATATACAACATTATGGGGTATTACTGCTTATAAGTTTTAGTTCATGCGTTTGTCACCATATCCTAATGTACACGGCACCGCCAACAAAGATGTCAGGCTGCTTGTGAATGATTCCATATCCGGCTCCAGCCACAACCCCAAAGCCAAACCTGTTTTTAAGTATGCTATTTGGCTTTGCCGTATTGGTTATCCTTTCCGTAATGGTCTTTCTGTATAGGAATATGCTGTCAAGGTTCGGCTCAAATCCGCTGACGTATGCCCTGTAGTCCTCTGTCTCGTACCGCTTTTGGGTGATGGGTATCTCAACGGTCACGCTGTCACGCATATTTTCAGGGGGAATCTGCGCATAATTTTCACCCAAACATGTGTCTGCAGCAATCGTGTCACATGTATCTTTATGCTGCTTCTTCACAGCAAGTACCTTCGTCACATACTTCACGACAAGACTGTCCTTTGGCACTGGCTTGTAGTATGGGACGGTATCTGTTACCGTCACCCTCACTGTGTCTGCCACCTGTTCGGTGTGCTGCAATTTTATTGCAACCGTCGCCCCTATATAACCCATTACGCCCATAAGCACAATCAGGCACAGGGCGATTTGTATCTTCTTCTTCATGACCCGTAGATTTTAATGTAGTTCTCGATGCCCTTCACATAAGCAAGGCATAGCTTGTTAAGAAAAGCCTCATCGTGCAACAGATTCACGTCTTCCCGGTTGTCTTGGAATAGGTTTTCTGTCAGCACGGCAGCACAGTTTGTGTCCCTGCAAATGCCAAGGTTCTGAGGCCAGTACCATTGTTCGGGCTTCGGCTTCCTTGTCTTGATGCCTTCTTCATGTACTGCATGGGCTATACATGTCGCAAGCGTTTGGCTCCTTACCGATGCGTTCAGGCTTATATGTGACGAGAAGCCTCTCGCATCGTACCACTGACTGCCATTGCCAGCTGCATTGTTGTGTATGCTAATAAGGAGTACATTCTTTGCGCCAAGCTCCTTGCATATCGCGTTCACTCTGCGCACACGCTCACCAATGAGAATATCACGGTTCTCAGGAACAATGCGCCTTACATGGCATTTTGTCCCGATGCTTAGAGCTATGGCCTTCTCCAATCGCTCTGCAAACATTCGCGCCCAAAGATATTCACGATGCAGTCCGTCGGGGCTGCGCTTGCCAGCGGTATTCTCGCCGTGGCCGTTATCAATCAGTATTTCCATTGTCATTCTTGTTTTTGTGTGATAAGCTCTGAATGGTCTCAATGATGGCTTCTGCGTCTTTCTCCCTTGCGCACTGGATAATCTCTTTTGCGAGTTCAGGAATCAGTGCCGCATGGCTCTTCTTCCGTTTCTTGTTCTCCAGTACCGACCATCCTTCTATGATGATGGCTCCAGTCGATACGACGATTTGAAAGAATGGCAGGAAATAGAACGTGAATAGACTGCCTATGATGTCAATGAACATAAAGGGGAACATAACACCTGCATAGTCCTTTATCTTTTGGAATGTCTCTCTCAGCCTGTGGGAGTGGACACGTTCGCCGATAGCGCGTGCGGTACTGACACCGCTCAACATATCAACGAAGCAAGCAACGGCCATGCCTATCCATGCAATGAATATAACCGTAGCCCAAATAATAAGCCTCAGTTGTATTCCGTCCCATTCTTGTGCAATAATCAAGTCAAACATAATGCTAAAGAATTAAGGTTCGCTACCATTCCCTAAGTGCTCTCTCGCCATGCGCTTTGCCTCGATGCGCCAGTCCTGAAGCTCACTCCATTCCTGTGCGTGCTCTTCCGTTTCCTCGCAAAGATGGTTCTGCACGATGGCCTCTACTGCGTCTGCACTGAAACGTGTGCGCACGATGGCGGCTACAAGCGTGCTGTAGTCTGTGTTTGGCTTGTGTGTAAGCTTCACCGTTGCACAGTCATAACTAAAGATGGTTTCGCCGTCCTTGGTCTCTTCTTCAATGTTGTAGCACACGGTAAGGAACCATTCATTTTTTCCTTTTGTGACGGCCACCTCTTGCGGCCTTGTTGTAGATGTCTGTTTCATTGTTCTTAATAAAGTTACATGTTAGTATTCCGTTTTGCTCTGTAATAACAAGCGTTCTGCCGTTACAGATATATCTTTCTTCTTTCATGACTCTACGCCTTGGTATCGTCGTTTTGTTCTTATGCTTTT